CTAACCTTTCGAGCAGAAAAGAGGCCAGATTTCAAGCAAATATGAGGCGCTGGGTGGTGCGTGGTAATACGCGCTGTGGTGAATCTCACGCGCAGTCCTATGTGTGATGGGTTAGTCCTATTCTATGAATTACAGGCAAGGGCAGTCCTGTATACATCAACTTATAAGGATGATGGGTTGATACCTAGCATGAAGCAGCTTATCCGTTGGTTAACGGATGTGCTGCATGAGATTAAAGTCTTGGGCTTACGAATGTGGAGTTACCTGAACGATAAAGTATTTCACCATACTTTGTCCAGATGCGTTTATCGACAGCATCGCCGAAGTGTGTAGCTTCTTCGGGCAGGATCGTGTCCTTACGCTCTGATGATTTATCCTTGTCAAACTTACCATCTCTCTCGATTACACGAGTATTGTTCATTGATATGATAGTGTACTTACAGTTACGACCATTGATGATCACCTTTGGATAGCGTGGATCATTTCCTTTTAAGATGTTTGACCACAACAGATACTTATCGTGCTGTGGTGGTTCCATTCCTCTGTGTACTCTTGCTGTTACTCTCCATCCGCGCTTCTCCAGTCGTTCAATTGCTTGCTCGTTATATGGCTTTGAGTTCTTTACGTTAGGCTGGCGATGATCTCCGTATCTATCCCTGAAGTACATTAAGTCTCTGCATGGATGTTCCTTGTAGTAATCGCAGAACATATCGACCAGATCGTCAACGGGTACGCTCCTTGCATCCTGAGGCTTTATGCTGAATTCATTTATCACACAATCAACTGGCTCAACCATCTTTGTGGCAAAATTATAGTTTCGCTCCTGACCAATACTGAATAGATTGATCTTTGCTCCCCAGTCGGGAACTATCTCCAGTGGACGATTAGGATCGCAGTCCAAATCAAAGCGGCAATCAGATGTTGATAGTTGATCAGCATCCCAATTGCTATTCTCAGCAACTCCACGAATGAAATCATCATTATACGCATCGTAATAGATGTGCCTTTGGCTATCGAGTGGATAATAGCAGTCTTCTACTTTATCGATGATCCAGTTCAGGATCTCGATCATGAAGGTGAGCAGGCTTTGTTTTTTGTATTCCCGGATGATATACGACATGCCCAGGTTCTGCACGTTGTCGAATGCATTAGCCAAGGTAAACAGTAACCCATCTTTCGAAACGAATGGCGCAATCTGCTTTTTCAGCCTGACTGTTTCGTTCCAGATATCTTTAAACAAACGTTTATCTTCAGCAATAGCAGCTTCGATCACTTGTAACTGGAGCTTTACGATACGGTTCCAGATGTCGAAAATAGGGATTCCAGCTTCAGCCATGTAATAATCGCCGTATCGGAGCAACCACATTTGTTCGCGGGTATAAGGCATTGACGAAACATACCTGAATCCGTGATGCTGTTTGATGCGTTTTGGAGCTTTGAAGCCAAAATGTTCTTCGTTTCCACGGTTGGCTGGCGATACTTCTTCGTCGTAGCGTTCTTTATTCAAGGTAAGGGCTTCATCAACAATTTCACGGTCGAGATTGGGACCACGGGAAGATCCGGAGCGTTCCTGCGATAACATCATGAACCCGGTACCATTCGAAAAGGAAATAAAGTTTTCGAAGCCTTTTTTGGTTACTTTCTCATAAGGTTCAGCAAAACCAAGCCTTTTATCGGGTTGTCCGCCAATTTTGAAGTCTTTATCCTTCTCATAACCCAATTTTTCAAGAAACTTAAGTGTTGATGGTAAGGTTCGAGTATAAATCTGACCATAAGTACGGCCAGTGATGGAAGAGATTGATCGTGGCATATTTCGAACGATCTGGTTAATCTCCCATCCAATTTTATACGATTTCCCGGTACCACGACCCTCTATATCAACTTCGTTTTTGGCATCGTTGATAACCGATAATTGTTGTGGACCGTTTAGTTCAATCAGTTCGGTTATCATGTGTTCAATATTTCTTCGGCATCGGCTTCGGTGATTTCGTTACCGCCGTAAATTGCCCGGTTAAGTTCGCGAAGTGCCGATTCGGGTAAGTCCTTCAGATTATTGATGTCAATTTTTACCTTTCGGTTATCGTTTTGGATCAAAATATAGAACTGATGTTTTTCGGTGCGTTTTGGATCTGGAAGTTCTGTTGGCTTTTCACCAAGTATTTTAATCAGGTTGGCATGCTCCATGGCAATTACACGCCGATCTTTTTCAGATTCTGCATTGCGACATTTATCGATGTTTTTTACAATATCGCTCAATATCCAGTTTCGCCATAAATCGTAATCGAAGGTATGCAGGGTATTGAATAAACGAACAGCAAAGCGAAGATCTTCGTAAGCCTGTGCCCTGCTAATGTGCGGGTATTTCTGCTGATGGATGGCAACTGCCTGCTTTTGGATGGGGTTTTTATCCAGAATTTTTGAAGCCGAAACTACACGCTCCAGCATTTCCTTCTTTTCGGGTGAAAGTGGAGAAGTATCCGGATCAAGGACATGCGCTTTGATCAGTTCGTAGTTAGTATCTTCTAACGCTGTGCGTGACATCTTTCTTTAATTTTAGAATATGTAAATTTCAATAATCTAACTATTTGAACTGCAAGGAAACAATTTATCAAATGAGTTAAGAGCCAATATAGGCTTACTCTATTTCTGATCATGTCCTCAATTAAGGATAATGCAACTAAAATAAGCCAATTGATAAAAATCTGTTTTTTACTCATCTTGTACTTTCCCGTTTAAAGTTTAACATCATTTGCTGGCTCGGACTGGATCCATTATTAGCCGATTGCTTAATCGATTTTCGAAGTTCAATTTCAGACTGGAGCCTGCCTTTGTAATATGCAGCTACAATTGGCATTGATGTGGTATTGATTTGCACATTTATAATGAATCTGGCGGTATCATCTTCATCGAGTTCCAGATTTATAGCTATCATTTCCGGAGGAAAAAACAGTCCTGCCATTTCCTCCACCATGCTAAGTTGTTCCTCGTTCAAATTCATTTTCAAGTACTTTTAAGTCAAATTCAAAAACTTCAGCATCGGTAAAAATCGTGCCCCGTTCCAGTTTGGGGTTATCGGTTGCATTCTGGCTGGTAGTGATGCAAATCTTCCAGTTTTCGTTCCATATCAGTGCTACTTTGGCATGTACCGAAGTACAACGGTAATTAAAGCTCTCCGTGAGCATCTGGAAGGGTTTTGGGCTCATGCTCCGTACCCGGTTATCGATGATTACCCTGAACGACAACAATTCCTTTTTCTCTATTCGGTGCTGCAGCTGCTCAATGCTTTTCTGGCTGAAGCTGTATGAAGTCATGAAGCAATGAGCCGGACCGGTTTGTTTCAGAATGAACACAATTAGCCGCACCAGGTTAAAGTTTCCCCAGCTGTAAAAATGGGTTGTTTCCCCGGGGGCAAGCTGCCCAATGGCTTTGCTTAGGTTTCGTTCATCATCGGCCACAAATACTGATGCTCCATTTAGGCAAACTAATCCAACTGAATCGGGTTTTGCTCCTAGAGGCGGATAAGTGGTATTATCTCGATCCGGCTGATGTAAATATGTATTAGTTAGCATATAAGTTCTAAAATGGCAGGGTTTTGCCCCTGCCCAGATTTAATTTACAATCTTCCATACGTTTTCCCAGTTTCTCCCATAAGATAATACTCCTGCTGCTCAAAAGGCGTTACTTCTCGAATGAAAAAATGAGAACCGTTTTCAGCGCATAGTAGTGCTCTTATTCCTTCGTGGGATGTTTCTGGAAAATGATTTTCCATTTCATCTTCAAACTCGCTTGTCTCACCTTTTACAAGCAATGAATGACAACTTCCAAGTTCAAAATCTTCCGTTACTTTGTCAAATTTTGAACCTTCGTCTTTTCGACATTTCTCAATAATTCTTAAGTAAATCATTCTATGTGTATTTATATATATTTCAGTTCTCTTTCGGTGGAACTGATTAACCATTTAATTTATACCTTATTAAAGAAGCAATCAAAAAATCCACCCCAATACAAAACAAAAAGAACGAATGCTGTCCTTATAATTTGATTCATAGTATCGAAATGTTCATTTCTTGGTTCACCTTCGTTGATAATATTAATAATCAATTTTATCAAGTAAATTACCAATAATGTAATTTGTGGCCACATAGCTTAAAGTTTTAAAAGTTTATAATCAATCTCTTCAATCATTTTCAGGCGGGCCTTAATCCGGTTTTCAATCTTCATCCGTTTAGGACCGTTGGGCATCGGGCGTTTCACAGCTCCCTGCTTTTCGTTCTGATAGTCCAACAGACTTTGGTCTTTCGTATTGGCTGATTGCTGATTCTTTTTCATCTTCTTCAGTTGCTCGACATCATCGGGCAATTCAGTTTTTGGGTTTTCTTTGGGCGCTGGCCAAATCTCGGCTTCAGTAGGTACGAATCCGGTATTTTTATAAACCTCCTGAACATCGAATAAGAGCTGCAAGCGATCTGAAAGCGATTTAACGATATCAAATAACTGGGCGCGTTTGGTTTTTAATGCCTGACTATTGCCATCGGGCATTTCGCTCATAATGCGGTGCGTTTTACTGCGTTCCTGAAACGTTTCAGCATATTCAGCAATCACACGGCGAACAACAGGCGGGTATTCTTCGATCCGGGGTATTTCAATCGTTTCAGGCATGCCTTCCGGTGGTTCTGCCTTCGACATCCCGAGTACTCGGGACTGCTCAGGCAACGATGCGTTGAATATTGCTCCGCCCACTGAGCGTGTCGAAGGGAGCGATGTTTTTACTTCAGGAATTTGCTTCGTGCTTTTCAACTGCTGGTAATCGAGTCCTACCGATTTACACAGTTCGTAAATAATTTTGATGGAGTACCGGTTCTGATGCGCCGGAAAATCACGCTTCAGAAATACATTCTTACCATATTGCGTGTAGAGCGCTACGCCAACCTGGTAATTGCAACCATCGGAAATCCATTGCAATACTTCCTGTTTCACTTCATTTGATGCCATCGAATATCCTTTCTAATTTATATTCCAATTTTTTCCGTAATCGTGGGGTTTCACCATCTTCGAATAAATCGAGCAGGTTATTGCCTTTCATGTATTTTTTAAACAGATCTATTCCTGCTTTAAAGTCACGCGAACTTTCGAGCCAACTGTAAACGTCAATTATTTTTTCCTGAATGTCGTCTGATTCGTATTCTGTCTGATTCGGAAATTTGCTCCATAACCAATAAATTAGCGAGTTATTCAATCCCTGGTCGTTGAACGACATGAACCGACAGGCACTTAATCGTTCGTTCAATTCTTGAAGGGTATAATTCTTAAAAATGGTTTGCTTTTCGTTGGTAAGCTGTACTATTGAGTTTGAATTTTCTGAATTTCCGTACAGACTTTTCATGGTTAGGCCAATATCGGCGCCATAGTTGAAGCTATTCATTATTTCAACGAACCGTATTTTATTAATTAACATGGGTGTATGACAGTCAAAATTGAATGTCGTCAACCCCCGATCATACAGTATATGCATGGTTCGTTTTAGTCTTTCCCTCCAAAAATTCAATTTCCAAAAATCACGATCATAATCTTTCATATCACCTTTGTGGAATTGCGGAACTTCCAAAATTTCAATTGGATCCAGTATCAGGTGATCGTCGTTAATAAACAGAAAATTATCTGATAGCCGTTCGTCGGCGCAAGCCTTTAATACTTTTAGAATAATGTTTCCATCGGCATTTTTGGCGGGCTCAAATTCATCGTTAGCTTGGATGTGAATTATATTCTGTAAAAATTTGGGTTTTGCTCCAACCACAAACACATTTCTAATTCCATTAAGGTTACTGGCCAGACTGCGCAAACTAAAACGGAGCTCGTTGTCGTTCCAGTGCGATCCGGTGCCCAACACATAAACAACATCGGTTTCCGCAGTATATCCACTTCCTGCCATACTGATTTTGCGCTGTTCTATTGTTGGTTTTACTTTTGGTACCAGAACCGGCTGACTGGTGCCTATAAATTTCAAAAACATTTTTTCCTGAATGACCAGGTTGCGATGTTCCAAAATGTATTTACCTGCATTGACGCCCATATTTTCACGAAGCGATTTATGGCTGTGAAGCAGCGAAATACCATATCTGAAGTTTTGAATCTCGTAATCATCGTAACACGGTTCAGCCAAAATTTCACCTATATCCAGTCGTTGCCTTATCCACACGATAAGTCCGCGGCTTGAATCCAAAACCTCTGTAATTTCACCGAGCGAGGGCATTATACAAGGTATTTCTGCGCCCATCATTTCAAGCAAGGCAATGGGTAACCCTTCAGATGGCGAACAATTTAAACCGATATCAAAAGCTTGCATCAGCTCATATACCTGTTCAGAAATTACGTTGCCCGTGATGATCACCCGGCCTGTCAAACCAAGTTCTTTAATTTGTTTTACAATTCGGCGCTCATAGTCAATGCTTGAGGCATTATCGGCAGCACCACCTATAATGAATAGTTTAGATTGAATACTCGCGGGCAATCCTTTCAGTATTTTAAGTGCATCCATTGTATTTTTATCCTGGGCGATTCGGGTAATCATGCCAATCACAAAATCGTCTTTATCAAATCCAAACTTTTCGCGAACGGCCTCTCTACGTTCCAAATTTTTACCGACCAGTTTGGCATCCACACAATTGGGTATAACTGTAAACTTTCGGATATGCATCACGCCCTTAGCCACAAACGAATCGACAATCTTTTGGTGTATTGCATAAAATCCGTCGGTGTGTTGGTAATATTTAAGCATCTGATCATACACCCAGTTGATGTTGCTATGTATAATAGTCAGATAACGGAATCCGTATTTTTGTTTGAGAGAGATCACAGTTTGGGTAATACCAAACGAGTTACAGTTAAAAACCACATCGCAATCTTTTAGGTAGGATTCAATAACAGATGATTTTGGATTCATTCCAATTACTTCAATTTTTATTCCTGATGACTTTATAAAGTCAAAGAACATCCCCTTAGTTCCACTCAGTACGGTAACATCCATTTCGTTACGACTGGCCATCATTACGTGCTGAAACGAAACATATTCTGCACCGCCCACATTATTTACACCTATCAGAAATATGATTTTCATGGTTTCTTTTTACGCTTGGTTACCCTTTCGGTCTTCGTAGAGAAAACCTGTGTTTTAACTCCACAGCAATTTTTTGTTTTTTTGCCGCTTCCACACTTGCATTTCGAATTGCGTTCAGGAGTAATCGCGATTAGGGGAAATCCATCGCCTTTAAACATGTTGAATTCTCTTTTATCACTATTCATGCTATGCTTGTTTAATTTCAGGTAAAGAAAAGGCGCAGAAAAACGAGCAGAAAGGACAAACGGTCATAAAAAAAGCCCCGATTATTCGGAGCTTTACTTTTTGTATTTTCTTTTAATGGGAATTGAGGTTTTCAATTCATCGGGATTTTCTTCGGCCGGTGGCAAATGTTCAAAAACGGGATCCGATTCTGAAACTACTAAATCGGGTTCAGCACCGTACAATTCTTTTTTACCTTCTTCGGTGATTGCCAGATAGGGAAAATCTTCTTCGTAGAGCTGTTGACATATTTCAATTGAAATGTCATCCCTGCTAAAATCGATTTCGCCATGGCGGGGAGTGATTACCCTGCCACGGCGAATTCCGATCATTTTAAAATATTTGGTCCACATGGTGTTACCCACTTACGGATTCAGTCAGAGGAATACTTCCACCGTAAACATGGTTGTTTGCAGTTTTGTAGGTGAATTCAGCACTCATACCCTTACGGGCAGCAGTTTCTTTACCGGTTCCGTTACCATCAGGAGCCCCCTGATAAGTTGCCGGACGCATCGAATCGCCCATCAGGTATTTTTGACCTTCAGCATCGACCACGATAAACACCAGGTTATCGTTTTTAGCTGCGTTCATAAATCCGAGGATTTTCTTTTGCAGTCCTGGATGGAAGAAGTTCAGGTGCTGAACGAACGATTTAGCATCAACTTCACCAACCGTTTCAATGTTGAATTCGCCGGTGTCGTCGGTAATGTACAATTCGAACATGCGTTTGCCTGTTTTCATGGTCAAATCGCCTGTAAGAGTTGCGTTAGCTTCGAGCGTAAGTGGATTAACTGGCTTAGTTGGCCATGAGGCTACATCAGCATGAAATCCAAAATACACTTTCTGATTGATCCCGCCCATGTTCTCGCCATTGGGAAGGTTCTTATTGATATCAGTAAATTCGATTGACATGATATTTCCTTTTTTATTGAAGGTGAGTGATTATTTCTACCAGCCTATGCCTTCGACATACTCAGGCAACGGCTGATAGAAAATTATCTTAGTTTGAACCCGATCCGGTTGGTCGGATGTTAGTCCATACAGCTTGGTTGATACCAAAACCTAAACCTTCGGCCCAGTCGCCCATAACGGCTACGGCACGTTTGGCTTCTTCAATTTTCCAGCTGTTTTTGGTGGAAGTGATTGGAGAGAGGTGTAGGAAGTTTTCAGTTGGAGTACAGAAAATGTCGTTGGTTCCAACCATAGAGGCCAAACCTTTTACATTCATCGGAGTAAAGTCGACACCGGTAGTGATTTCGTTGTCGCCTTTCTTGATGTAGAAACCTTGTGAACGTTTGTCCTGAAGGTATTTCTTTACCCAATATTTGCTCATGCAAACATCCATTTGCACACCCTGATAGATTTCAGAAATTTTATCGGTGAATTCTTCCACCTGATCGAAGATGTTGGCTTCGTCTAATGGACCGATATTGATTGAATTTATGGTTTCAGCATCAACTCCAGCCTGAAGTTGTTTTTTCAAACCATCCATACCTGTTCCGTCGATACCGGCAACACCATTGGCAGGAGCAGCATAAACGCCTTTGTAGTACTCTTTCAGTTCCATGTCCTGATCAATCTGGCGATTGTAGTACACTTCGATCAACCATTTTACAAATGGCCATTCTTTGCGGTCGAGACCACCTTTTGCAAGGAAACCCAACCAGGTACCGTACAATTCGTCGGGCATGAATTCATCGTCGATTTTGAAACGGAATACGCGGATTTCGTTTGGAACGATTTCAACACCACCTTTTGGAGTGAATGCTTTTTGGAAGGGTTGCACCAGCGAGCGAAAGCTTGCATTGGCTAAACGGAAGATAGTGTCATCCGTTTTGATTGGGGTGGCGAGATCGACGATTTCGCGGCCCTGAGAGAGCATGGTAAGAATGCGTTTCTTGTTTTGTCCGGCATCCTGATAATAAGCGCCATACTCTGATACGATAGCAGAAGTAGTGATTGTCATGGCTATTAAGGATTAAATGTTTGCGTCAACAGCTTTGTTGTGCGGAAGATTGTCGATGGCTTCCCAATCAACTTCTTCAGTAATCGGATCGGTACTGCCCAAATTTTGAGCAGGAGCAGCTCCCGGTTTAGCAGCCAACAGTGTGCGGATAGCCTGAACTTTTGCTTCAGGAGTTTCAGCGCTGGCAATGGTAGGATCAATGGCGTTGAACGGATTCAAAGCATTGGTAAGTTCGTTACGGGCGGTATCGCGTTCGGCAGTTACTGCAGTTATGCTTTCGGTTGCCGTAGCAAGTTCAGCAGTAACAGCGTTAATAGCCGTTGCGTGTTCGCTGGTTAAAGTGTCAATCTGTGCAATTTGGCTATCTACCAACTCCAGCTGGTCCTCATTGAGGAATACGCCTTCTTCGGTAGCTTCCAAAGTTTCCACATTCAACACTTTATTCACATTCACGAATTGTTTCTTCATGGGAATAAATGAATTAAGTGTTACTTTATTATTTTGATTACTTGTTTTTTTGGTGGGTTTGAAGTCGGCCAGTGCAATAATGCGATCCATGGCTACACTGAATTCGCCAATCGAATCAACGAGCGTTCCAACACAGTCAGAAGCGAAATAACTGCGGCCTTTCAACTGTTCAGGTTTTACTGCTGATCGATTGCCGGTAACGTCTGTTTTAAATTTGTCATTCAATGGATTTAAAAAACGGACTTTAACGAGGGTAAAATCAAATTCATCGATTGCTCTGGTATACTCTTCGTTTTTCTCCTCTGAGCCATCGGCGTAAATCGTTACTTGAATTTCACCATCTTCATTTTCTTCAGACTTGCTTTTACGACCTTCGTAAACGGCCATAGTACCAATACAGCCAATGATATCATTAGCGCGACTGGCAATAATTTCTTTGGTATAGCTGGCAATGTAATAAGCGGCCGAACAGGCCATACCGTCGACCCAGGTAATAATTGGCTTTTTACATTTCAGGATAGCATCGGTTAATTCAGGAACAGCAATAGCCTGACCGCCGCCTGATTCCATAACTATAATGTGACCGATTACGTTTTCTTCGGCATCGGCACGAAACAAGCGATTAGCATAGGTGCGGGTTCCTCGCGGTCCGCATTCCTGATCATGTTTTGTCAATACCGAGCGGATTGGCAAAACATTCACTACCTTTTCTTTCTCTGGCTCCTGATCCATTAACTCGGGCTGATCGTCGGCATAGTAACCCATAACCGTTGACTTATCAGCTGCTGAAATGGAATAAGGTTTATAGTATTCGGGCTCTTCGGCTTTCTCGATGCTGGCTCCTGCCATGAATCCCCTGAAGATGGGAAGCAACGACCTGAACGTGTTTGCATCGACCTGCCAGGGGCTGCTTACTATATCTTTTAAGAATAAATAGTTCATAACTTGCTGTATTTTCAGCAAGTTTAGGGCACAAAAAAGGCGGTCGAAAGGACATCGACCGCCTGTAAAAGCAGAAAACACGAGGTTTTCGGCTTATTCAGCAAATGGATTACTGATAAACTTCGCCTTCGACAGCTGGGTGCCGTAAAACGAAACGCTATGCCCGTTGCGTTCGGGAGTATCAGAACCGGTGTTCAGATCGAAAGCAACACGCAAGGGGATATCAACTGTTCCGGCCACTTTATACTGTTCATTCTGATCGAGATAAACCACGATCCATTTCCGGCCAGACATACCTTCAATAATGATTTGGGCTTCGGGTGAGTCCTTCGGTACAAAAGCGTTCAATTCGGTTTTGTAGCTCAATCCCGATTGGGTGTTGTTTTCTTTTTCGGTAAACGACATGCTCCCTGGTGAGCAATACATTTCGACGATATCATCCTGAGATGAAAAACTGACGGAGTCGATTCCGATGATGATATCGGTTGGTGGAACCGCCCAAATTTTCAGGAGTCCACCCATGTTGTCTGAAGGCTTATTCAACTGTTTCATATTCTATTTTTTTTGGTGTCACATTGTCCTTTTTGCGGGACAATGTGAGCATAAATAATTCGTCTATTTTACCAATAATCTCAACAAAAAAATCAATCTGGTTTACCGGCCTACGGCGGTAATATTCTTTCTTGATCGACTCATAAGGCCAGTATTCTTCTTCCATTTTATAATGCACCTGGTATTTCTGGATGCTGTCTTTAATCGATAGTCCAACACCCCGGTAAATATTCACCACATTGTGCATGTTACATTTAATGATTGATTCAAATGACTTTCCAAATTCAACCACATCAGTGCGCGAGAACTCCCAACCGTAACGGTAGAAATCTCGCTGTGATATTACAATTTCAATTGTTTCAGTGTAAGTACACAATTTATTTTCAAATTGTTTATCATACTGAGTGCGCGGTTTCTTTAACGAGCGGCATACAACCTTGTGAATTTCGGGGTGATTGGTGAAATCTGCAGGTAAACCGTAGTTCAATTCGATAAAGCGCTTTACGTAAGGCTTAACTGGTATGGAAACTACAAATTTATCGGGTGAAGTCATTTTTACATCGCGTTATAGGATTAACACGGTGAATGAAGCGGTTACAATATAGAAATTAATTTTAATATGTATGGTTCGAAAAACATAAAAAGCCTGCTCAACTACGAACAGGCTTTTGTTAATAACGATTTTAGTTCAACAACTCCAATACTTGAATCAAATTCTAATGTTAGAAATTGGTGATTGTATTCTGCTGATAAGATTATCAGAAAGATGACAATAGAGCATCGTTGTTTTAACATTGTTGTGGCCTGCAATTCGCTGAATGAGGTTTATGTCTGTGCCCTGCTCAACCATGTGCGTAAATGTGCTATGCCTGATAAGATGAGTGTAAACTCGCTTTTTAATTTTTGATTTTGCGGCTAATTGCTTCATTACCTCTAGTACGCTTCTGTCTGAATATTTTAATCCAAACTGACCATTCAAAACATATTTTTCAGTGTGATATTCTTTGTAATAACTTTTCAGTAGTGGTATTATGGTTTCGGGTAATGCAATTTGTCGGTCTTTGCGCCCTTTTGCGCAAATAATGTTGATTATCATTCGGCTGCAGTCGATGTGACTCCATTGCAGATTTATTACTTCAGAAACACGCAACCCACAGGAGTAAATCAATGCTAAAATAGTGCGGTGTTTAAGGTTTTCGCAAACATCAAACATTTTTTGTATTTCATCCTGACTCAAAACAATTGGCAATTTCTTTTCAGATCGTGGATATTCAACATTATCGAGCTTTCTCGGTTGATGTCCAACCTTTTCGTAAAACAACTTTATTGCACACAAATAAGCCTTATGAGTATTTACTTGCTGTTTTGTTGATAGAAACTTTTTAATCTGAACAGCAGAAATCTCACTCGGTTTTGTTGCTTCATCTTCAAAATATTTGAGAAACTTACCGATACAAGAAACGTAATTGCTTATGCTTTCCGGAGAGTATTTTTTGTACTTCATCCAGTCGGAAAGTTGCCGTTGATAGTTTCCGATGTTCATGCTGTAAAGTTTTAAATGTTAGTTTGTTGTGAGAATAAAATACATATAGTAGTTAACTGCAAGGCTAATTTGCGTCCGTGCATTTTGAAAAAGTCAGATTTAAAGCGTTCATTATCGCTTCGAGCTTGTCAGAGCCGAGAGCATGTTTTCCGCTCTCGAACTCTGAAATTGTGGCTTTGCGAACTTCAATTTTTTCGGCAAGTTCTTTTTGAGTTATATTTTGCTCAATTCTTGCAGCCTTGATGGCTTCGTTAATTTTCATTTTCTTCGATTAATTCAAAATTCCAAACGTCATAAGAGAAACTACCTTCAAAATTTTCAAACAGTCTGTCAATCTCTTCAAGTGTCAGGCTGTTGTTGTAACTATCCAACCAGGCGCGAAGGTAGGTTTCAGTTTCCTTCAACATTTTAGGATCATTTTCATTTTCACCAATGAAATTTGAAATTTCAGTTCCTTTGCGTTCGCCAGCTTTTGTTTTGATCAATAAGTAAGTTTTCATTTTAAATGGTTTTAATGGTTATAATGGTTATTATTTTCTTAATGAGCTACCTGCTTGTCTGAATTTTGCATTTGCCATGTATGCTTCAGCTCTATCTGATTCTTCTCTTGTCATTTCTGATAAATAATTTTCGGGAGCTGCGTTGTATTTTCTTACTTTCTTTGCTTTTGGGGCTGCTGTTTCAATTCCTTCAGTCATCCATTTTGCAGTTGCAATCATGTACATTTTGCCGTTGTCGCATTTGAAAGTCATGTTATCAAAAGAAACTACTGTTAAAACTTCATTTCCTAATTTTCCTTTTTGTCCGATTTCTAAAGTTGCCATGATGTTTTGTATTTGTGATTGTTTGATGAAGTAAAGATACGATATATAGTAATATCATGCAAGCTTTTTTGCAATTATTTTTCGATATTTCGTAATTATTTTACTTGTTTGTAACAATTGATACAAAACGAAGCCCAGCAGTTAACAGCAAAGTACCCGCAAGTCTGGCAGCAGTGCGGTGCGGTCTGCATTTATTCGCCCGGTCTTTTGCTCTGACAAGAAAGGTTTCAGCCCGTAGTCCAGCCCTGACGTGTACTTGCAGACCGTTATGCACAACTTAATTTGGCGTAGTGCATTTTGATACATTCAAAAAGATAATGAGAAATTATCGGTTGAACCGCATTACCTATTGACTGAGTTCTGTCCATCCTATCGGGAATGACATTAGATTTTCCAGCAAATCGGGGTGAGGGTAAAGACTGTCTTGTTCTCCATCCCGGATATACTCGTGTATATTTCCCCTGTAAGTAGGGCTTCCGAAATACCGATTCCGTGCAGCTCCTTTTGCTGTCGATTTCGTTGGTGTAGGCAATACAATATAATCGCTCTCTACCCTGTTGTATTCCAAAGTCGGTGCCAGATAAACATTGCCATTCTGCATAATACCCGATTTTGGAAAGGTCGCAAAGGACTTGCTCAAATCCTCGAACAAGGAGCATTGGGCTGTTTTCAATGATAATGTACTTTGGTCTAACGATCCCACAAATACGGTACATTTCAGACCATAAGCCGCTTCTTTCACCTCCAATTCCGATACCTTTTCCAGCAATACTGATGTCCTGGCAAGGGAATCCACCGCTAATGATGTCAACAAATGGCGGGTTTTTATACGTTCTAATATCTCTATTGATTTCGTGTTCATCTCCAAAATTCTTTTTAATAATACTTGTTTGAAAATCTTCAAATTCGCAACTAAAAACCGTTTTGATTCCAGCCATTGCAGCACCTAATCCAAAACCTTCAATCCCGCTGAACAGAGATCCATGTGAAAGCTGTGCATAACTTCGCATACCCGCAATTGGGGTATCGGTGCAGGTTGTTACTGTATCTGTATCTATTTTCATTCGTTAAATTTGACAGGTTATTACTTTCTATTCCCCAACTTCGTGTATGCTACACCGTTAGCAACAAGCGTAAGTGCTTCGTTGATGGTGATCTTTATCTTCTTGAATTTTATTCTCTTTTCTGTCTTGCTATTTCTTTAAATCTTTCTCTTGTTTCTGCATTTCGAATCTCTTTTCGATCATCTAATTTGTCAAGAGCTTTTATATCGCCAGACTTTGCCATTTCGAATAATTTTAAATCAATTACATAGTCTGCCATATCGCAGCCTTTTTGATATAGCTTATAAAAATCAGATGTTTTATCTCTCATTTCATTTGCAATTTCAGCTTCTTCAAGATTTAGAATATTGGCCATTTTCAAAGCATCATATGTAAATACTCCGAAATTGATAATCTGCTCTTCGTTTTCTTTTTCGATTTTCATTTTTTTAAATTTAAAGTGTTAGTAATCCATTCTTTATGAAAATTGTATGTTGTTTCATTATCCTCAATCAAATATTGCTCTATCCTGGCATTATCGGATAAATTTCCGCTCCCTTCAAAAACTATAAATTTCAAATCCTTTGTTTTTGCAATAAAAACTTTCGCGTGATTTACAGCAAAAGAAACTTCTACATTTTCTCTTTTTTCGGCATACATAATCAGTTCTTCGGCCCAGCGTTCATATCGTTTGTTTTCACGAAAAAACGAAGAAATCAAAATCGAACATTTAATATTTCCGGCATCAATGATTGATTTTAGTTTGTTGACTGACAATTGATTCATTCGGTAAACAGCAATATAAATCTCAACTAACTCATATCTTTTAAGCAAATATTCAATTACGACTATTGCATTAAAAGATTGTTCCGTTACCATTCGATATTGAACATTTGGGGATAAATCATCTCCAATAATGTCAATGAAATTTTTAGTTTTCTTGCAAATAATCTCATCATATTTGACTCTTTGCAAATAATCCTTTTTCGTTTCTACTTTTTCGTTTAAATCGTACCAAGGCATATTTTTAGATTTAAGTTGATGAATGAACGCCTAGTTGCTAACTTCAGCTATCCGGCAAGTCAGGCAGCCGTAGTTTTCGAGCGTTGCAGCCCGTATCAGCCAGTTCTCGGACAGGAAAGTGAATCGCTTCGCATCCTGCCCTGCGTATAGCTTCCACCGTTATAACCAATTTTAATGTATCTGACAGATTATCTTTCGACACTCGATACATCTGTAAGTTTTGCTGATTGTTGTGTAATTAAAACCATCTGCGATATTGGTATTTTCGCCATTGCCGTTAAAATCACATTGATAATCAACCGTGCCAGATATTTTGACTCGGCTATAATAACCATACGTGCTTCCGCAATGTGGACAGGCTGAAAAACTGGTTATAACAGCCAAATACCCGTCAATTGGGGTTTCGGTGGTTTTCGTTTGTTCATTCATTTTTTAAGTTTTATTTATGTTTGACAAATTATCTTTCAAATCCCCAACTGCGTGTATTGGCGGGAGCGTTAACTGCAAGGCTAATCTGCGTCCGTGTATTTTGAAAATGTCAGATTTAAAGCGTTCATTATCGCTTCGAGTTTGTCAGAGCCGAGAGCATGTTTACCGCTCTCGAACTCTGAAATTGTGGCTTTGCGAACTTCAATTTTTTCGGCAAGTTCTTTTTGAGTTATATTTTGCTCAATTCTTGCAGCCTTGATAGCTTCGTTAATTTTCATTTTCTTCGATTAATTCAAAGCTCCAAACGTCATAAGAAAAACTGCCAGCGAAGGCAGAAAACAAATCGGCAATTTCTTCATCCGAAATGCTTGTATAACTATTCAGCCATTCAGTTAGGTAAGTTTTCACTTCAGCCAACATTTTAGGATCATTCTCATTTTCACCAATAAAATTTGAATTTTCAGTTCCTTTGCGTTCGCCAGCCTTTGTTTTGATCAATGAGTAAGTTTTCATTTCTTTTATAATTTAGTGTTAAATAATATTTTAAATTGTGGGTATTTATCTCTAAATTGACGTGTTTTGACTGTGTTTTTATAAGCTGTATCCAAATATTCATTAAAGCTCATAGATAAACAAGTTCCATTTATTGAATTAATATAGTTTGCAACTTCATCATAAACGTAAAAAAAAGGGACTTTCTTTATAATCTTTATGCTTCATTACATAAGGGGCGGCCTTATATCTAAATATTATTTCAAATCGTTTAAAAAGTATTTCCAAATCGGTTAACCAGTAGTTTTCAGATTTTTCATTATTTGGGTTAAACCCGCAAAAACAATACAATTTCGTTCTTACCATTTTACATCAGGCTTTCTTTCAAAATACATTTCTGAAAACATTTTTAAATTTTCTTCAATTTTGGATTTATTTTCCCATAAATCAAATGCAAAATAATAAGTAAACCCGCCTTTTCCTCCATCATATTTTAACCTAAATAACCTATCAATTCGTTCTTTTGAAAGCAAGCGGATATCGAGTCCTTGTTTGTAATTAATTGGTTTATTTATTTCCTGAAACTTATCAAATATTTTAAAAAGCTCATTGTTTGGTAATCCTAAAACATTATCATCCAGTAAAACTATTTTTTTTCTTGAAGAATCATAAAACTCATCAATATGACTGTGTACTTTAACTTTATTACTATTAATGTTTACACAAAATAAGCAATGTCTAAAGCATCCTCTAGTAGTATAGCCAATTGAATAATCAGTATAAAACATTGTGTCTTTTATAATTCTATAAGCTGAATTATAAGCATCGTAATCAGGTTTTGTGTGTTCTATTTCATAAGGCAACGGTTCTGCTTTATCAAAATAAAATCCAGTGCCACCAATCTTTACATTTGGTAAATTATAAACAAATGAAGGCGTTGGTGTTTCGGTAAAAGCTTTTGAAATATAAATCTTATCGTATTCTTTTTTAAAGAGCGCTAAAGGGTTTATTTCATTAAAAGTAGCTATTTCTACGACATCTCCTTTGTTTTTATGAAATGCAGATAGTTTCATAATTGCCAAGTTGGGGAAATTATGATTATCTCTCATTAGTAGATCATTGTCAATTAAAGCTATATTCATATTTTTATTATTTTCTTAATGAGCTACCTGCTTGTCTGAATTTTGCATTTGCCATGTATGCTTCAGCTCTGTCAGCTTCTTCTCTTGTCATATCTGTTAAATAATCTTCGGGGGCTGCGTTGTATTTTCTTGCTTTCTTTGCCTTTGGAGCTGCTATTTCAATTCCTTCAGTCATCCATTTTGCAGTTGCAATCATGTACATTTTGCCGTTGTCACACTTAAAAGTTGGTTCAGAAATAGAAACTACTGTTAAAATTTCATTTCCTAATTTTCCTGTTTGTCCGATTTCTAAAGTTGCCATGATGTTTTGTATTTGTGATTGTTTGATGAAGTAAAGATACGATATATAGTAATATCATGCAAGCTTTTTTACAATTATTTTTCGATATTTCGTAATTATTTTACTTGTTTGTAACAATTGATACAAAATGAAGCCCTGGCAGTTAACTTCAGCTATCCGGCAAGTCAGGTAGCATCGGGTTTCGAGCTTTGCAGCCCGTATCAGCTACTTGGCGGACAGGAAAGTGAATCGCTTCGTAACCTGCCCTGCGTATAGCTTTGGATGTTATTTTTTATCTTCCTATAGTTTAACCTTTTAATTACGTTAATAATGTCGCCAATGTGTCGGAATTTGATCTTCGGCTTTCGATAGTTCGAAGTTATCATTGTCTTCATCGGCCTGTCTTGTCATATAACAATCATGCTGACTGCAAAAATATGCTGATACCCATCCGCTTAAATCACATCTATAACCTATACGAATACCTTTTGGGTTGAAATCCAAGTGTATCCACTTATCGTTCTGTAATAAACATTCAACTCCTAAAGGTGGAAGTTCATCCGTAATTGGTTTAAATTGTTTTGATTCTTTGGCATACTGATAACATAACAACTGTATTTTATACAGTGCCATTTCGCTCATTCCGAATTGTGAATGAATTTTTTGAACTTCATTTTGAATATTAATCATATCATTTATTTAAAAAGGTTTGTTTCAAATAGGTCTATTGTCGGTCTAAAAATTAACGTTATTTATTTCTAACTTTCTCCGCGGCTTCAGTAACTCTGGTAACCCGATAAACCCTTACAGGATATGATTTCATTTCTTCGGCAGATGTAAAGTCTTCGCCAATGGTGAGGCTATTATTATTTGCATCGAGCCAAATCAGTCGTTCAGCCCTTGTTTTTTCCGGAAGATAATTAGGAACCTTACGGACCCAATCTCGTTTGCTCTCCAGCGTTAAAATCAATTCGCCGTTAAAGCTTGGTTTTTCAATCAATGCTTCATATTCAGCTTTTGGTACGATCGCAAACTCTCCGGATTTAACGGTAAAGTCTTCAGGCATTTCGAACGTCCAGGTTCTTTCCTCGAAATCGCCTGTTAATGATTCTCCAAATTGTGTGTTCATTTTATTGATCTTTAGTTTGGTTTAAAAATTCTTCAGATGGTTCCATCATTTCCACTGCAGCAGCCATAAACAATAGTTGCACCATTCCGTCTTCTTGGTATGTTTCGGTTTTACTGATCCTGAGAATAGCCTCCAGTTCATCTAATTGATTGGCTTTCATTACTTCTTTAATGATGTGGATGTAAGGCTTCAATCTTTCGGCATATTCTTCGCGGAAAAAACGTTTGGCAGTATCTCTGCATTCGTAGAGTTTGGCTGCTATTTTGATTTCTTTTTCCATATCGATTGTGTTAATGAATTTAAAAGTTTGTACTCCTTCGATAATTGGTAAGCCATAATTTCATCTACCAAAAAATCATAATTTATTTCTTTTCCCATGGGTTATTTATTGGTTTTTAAAAATTGTTAAATAGTTTTTTAGTTTACTTTTTATCACTTTTCTAATTTTTTGAACATTTTTTAATATTGTTCGATTCAAAAAATTGATTGATTATTAAAATTTAATAGATATGTAGGCGGTTTTTTGGTGTTTTTGGAGCAAAAAAATTAATTATTTTTTCAGAAGGCCTTTTTTTGCCATTTCTCCGTCCCGCGTTCCCACGACTAACCGCTACGGATTAACACATTAATTTTCAATACCTTATTTTTATTAAAAGTTGGGGCACGGCTAAAAACGTCCGTCCCACCGTGACCCAGCGTGACCCAAAAATTAGTAATTTTTAGAGCGTGACCCAGCGTGACCCATCGTTCCCGCAACTTACAGAGAGAGATTATTACTTTTTTTATCATTATTATCATACTTTATCGGCTTGGTTTTCAATGGCATGAGTTTTGCAAAATCGTTTTACTCTGGTTTTTTGAGAGCGTGGGGCGCGGGGTGCGGGAACGCGGGAACGCGGGAACACCCTTTTGCCTGTCAGTTGCTTTTTTTATTATTTTTTTCTCCTTTAGTTTTCCTTCGGTCTGATTATGAAAATGTCCGGCTTCAGTATGGCAATCCATCGCCTTTTCCATTCGGATACATCTGCAGTTGCAAACTGACGGCCTGTTGTTCCGGCGATGCTGGCTTTCCTCCCTCCATCTGACTTGAACTACCCAAATCAATACCCAACTTCTCGTAGTCCAATGCAATGGCGCTGGTGCGTTTCGATTCTTCGAACATGGTAGATATTACCCTGCCGCTGCTATCGTCAGCCAGTTCGCGGTGTTCGTTCTGCCAGGTGAATGTGCTATGCTTTACTGCTCCGATATAGGCCGGATGATCTTTCAGATAGTTTTGGAGGTTGTTCATTTTCAAATGTTCCTGAATACCCACACGGTCGCGGTATTTCGGGTGAATCACTTCGAGCCTTACAAACAATACTTTCTTTGGCCCATCGTCGAAAGTCTTCAGGCTGCTGTTCTTCTGCCCTTCGCGTACGGTAATTTCATCGAGCAATTCAATTTTAAATTCCTTACCACGTATCAGTCCGTTACGGGTATCTTCGGTGAGTTGCACAAACGTATCGAAGAACACGGCCAGACGGTTGGAGCTGGTAATGCTTTCGCTCTGGTGGATCAGCTTCTTCCGGGCAATCTGATAAAACTCCTTGTAAGTGAATGGCAATTCCAATCCGGGAACATGCTCTTCGAACAACTTCACCATGGCCAGAAACAATGATACCGTATTTAATACACGGGTTTGAAATACTGAATGGTCGTCGGTCAAATCTTTACGGAGTTCCTTTTGCACGATGCGCAGCTTGTTTTGGTAGTGATCTCTTACAATTGGCCTGCATTTCAATACTTCAACCAGTATCTCTGTAAGTCCTTCTTTCTCCCATCGTTTAAGGAGTTGGAAATTTGCGACTTCGTTGTCGCTCCACAGTTCCTTTTTAGGTACCGGGCATAATACGCAACGGTTGGCCAGCGAAGCATCATCACGTTCAGGAGCTTCCTGTCCCAACAATATCGGCACCGCATTCACCTGGCTAACGTCGAGCGCTGTTCCCTGTGCGCCTTGCCGCTTGGTTTTACCTTCACCATCATAGATACTGGCTTTCAAACCCTGAAATTTAATATCCGATATCTGCTGATCGTTATACTCTTCCATCACTACCGGTGCATCGCGGTAACGCTGGAGCATGGTGAAAAATGCGGCATCAGTTCCGGAATTCAGGTTAAACATTGGCGCATCAGGATGAATGTATAATGCTCGTATCGATTGTGCCAATTGCGATTTTCCGCACTCTGTAGGGCCGATAAAAAACAAGGTGGTGAATAGCCTGTCAATCTTAAATATGTCGCTCCGGAAGGCGCACATAATGGCCATGAGTACCGTCCAGCAGCCGTTATCGTTGTATTTATACACTTCGCGTACCAGGGCAGCCCATTCCTTGAAATGTACGTTTTTGTTTTCGCGGTAAATAAAGAAACGGTCGAGGGCAAACTGATCTTCATCTTTCCTGACGTCCTTATAAATAATTGATATCGAGGGCGAATAAAAGGTGGTGTTCTCATGCTCGATCAGTCCCAGCTCGTCCATGTACTTAATATTCCCATCGATCAGCGCGGCATTGCTAAATGTATAAAAGTCTTCGTTCTGCTGACCGAAAATGGTTAGTTCGTAGGCTACAGGGAACTGAAGCGCGATGGAGTCGAGAATGGTATCCAGATGAAATACTTTGGCATTCCGGAGCAGGTAAGGACCCTGACGAAACAGGAACTTTTTAAATGCTCCAAACTCAATCATTTCGTTACTCGGGATCTCCACGTATTTCGACGATCGCAAATCGGCATGGTTCAGCTTGCAGATTCGTTTATTCTTAAGCGGATCGTCTGAGAATACCTGAAACTGGGGTTCCATGTAGAAGTTACCGACCTTGGTCAGGGTGCCATGTTCGGTGGCAAACACATAAAAGATCTTTTTGCCGTCTTTATTCTGGGCTGCAAAATGGTTGTACTTATTAAAGAACTTCTGATCGACATACTCGGGAAGTTTCTCGATCGAAAAAACATAATGCTCATCATCGATCATTATTTCCTCGTTACGCTGCTGCACCTTATTTTTTACCTTACTCAGGAAGGGTTTCAGCACCTGCGCAAAATCGGCTTTCGACAGGCCAAAACGCTTGGCAATCTCTGCTGTTTTAATTGATATAGTCGTGTTGTCGAGCTTACTCAGGAATTCGGCAGCTGCTTCTACCGCTTCTTTCTTCGAATCCGGATCATATGGTTTGATACTTTCGGCCAGATAGTCAAAATAAAAGGTCGAAAACGATACATATTCCTGATCATTTCCATATCGGTCACCACAATTTAACGAAACTGCAAATCCGTTCTCGGCCAGAAATTTCATTTGCTTGACCTGACGCTGAATTTTAATAAGTTCTTCAGGAGATACTTCCATCCCTGCCCGGCATGATGCAGAATGTTCGTAGTCAAACTCTTCGGCAAAAACTAAATTCTTAGTTATACCTGAAAGCTTTCCGATCTGTACGGCGGTCAATAATCCGGAGATAACTATCGAATTTGTTTCAAGATCCGAGCCGGTATTGGCAAATGCCGTTTCTTTTGAGGTGTAAATAAATACCTGGTCCTTTTCGCGAATGGCCGTTTCGTTCACGATCATTCCAAACAGCTCGTCAGCCTTCTCTTCCTTGAATACTCCGGCTTCAACTTTTTTGCGGTCGAGGCTGAATTTGTTGGCCACTTCAGAAAAATAAGTTTCGCGGGTAATCAGATCCGGAACTTTCTTTACAATGTCAAGCAGTTCGTTGATCAGCTTTCCTTTTTCGGCAGGTTTTTGCTCAATGTCTTTTGCAGCCAAATCGCACATCAGCAAAATGAAATCTTTCTCGTTATCTTCAATCCATCGATACAGCTCGTCGCGGCTTTTACCTTTGGCAAACGTATCCGGATCTTCGCCTGTTGGAAGCAAGGCCACATACACATTCAGGCCTTCGGCAATACAAATATCGATGCCTTTAACAGCTGCTTTCAAGCCTGCGCCATCGCCATCGAATAGAATGGTTAGGTTGCTTGTAAATCGGCGGATCAATCGGGCATGTTCAACCGTTAAAGCGGTTCCTGAAGTACAAATGGTATTGGTAAGTCCTTGTTTGTGGAAACGGATTACATCGGTATTGCCTTCAACCAGGTAAGCTTTTCCCTCTTTCACAATGGCCGCTTTGGCCTGAAATAAACCATACAATAACCGGCCCTTATGGAACAATTCAGTTTCCGGAGAATTGAGGTATTTGGAGTCGTTTTTACCCGGGTTCGGGTCGAGTATACGTCCGGTAAAGCCAACTACATGCCCCATCAGATCGAAATACGGGAACATCACCCGGTCGCGGAACCGGTCGAAGTACTTACCGCTTTCTGCCTTGCTAAGCAGACCGGCCTTATGCAATTGCTGCGGATTATATCCCAGCGAACTCATGTATTCCAGCAAGCCGCCCCAGGCAGTGGCAATACTTCCCAATTCGAATTTCGCCAGATCCACCAGATCAAAATCACGGTCTTTCAGATAATTAATAGCCTGTCCGTGGTTCTTCAGGTTGTCAGCATAAAAGGTAGCTGCTACACGGTTCATTGTAAACATCGTATCGCGCTCACTCCGCTTCTGGAGTTCATCTGCGGTCATTTCAACCTTCGGAATTTCGACATGATATTTTTTAGCCACGTATTCAATGGCTTCAGGATAAGTCATTGCTTCGTGCTCCATCACAAAGCTGATGGCATTACCTGCCTTTCCGCAGCCAAAACATTTAAAAATACCCTTGGCCGGGCTGACGATCATCGAGGGGGTTTTCTCGTTATGAAAAGGGCAAACGCCCAGGTAATTCACGCCTTTCTTCTTCAGGTTCACAAATTCGGAAACCACTTCGGTAATATTGGCGGCTGACAGTACTTTCTGGATAGTATCTTGTGGGATCATTAGTGTTGATTATTGTTGATTATGAGTTACGGGTTTCGCGTTACAAGGCGTTGATTAAAGTTCAATGGTTTTTGATGCGGTGACTATATATCCTCTGCGCCTTAATTCATCTGCAATCTGCTTATCTGATATATCTTGTAATTCTAGAGGTTCAATTTCTACTGGCAAAAACTTGTTCTTTTTATAATTGGAAACACTTTTTCTGTATTGAAAAATTAATTCAAGAAAAACTCTGTAATGAATTGGCTCAGCATCAATTTTCATGTATAAATCAGAATATCTATTGTCTATTCCATTACCGCCTTTTTTTGAGAATTTAATTTTATCGTTCTCTTTTAAAAATGAAGCTACCCTTGTATAATAACAGCAATTGCTTTTTTGAAGATAAAGTCTCAAATTGTTTAGATCAAACAATTTATATTTTGAAAGAAATTCATTGGTATGCAATGATAAATGCTTTGCCAGTTGAATATCTCTATTTTCATTTGATGATTTATTAACTTGCATTTTATCGGTTTTTAATTGCGTTGTCGGTGGTTTTTACCTTTTTAAACAGGAAGAAAGCGATCTTACTATCCTCCTTCAGGTAAGGGTATTTTTGTTTCAGATGGCGGCTGGTCCATGCGGCATCGTGCCCGTAAGTAATCTCACAAATCAGGTTGCTCATTGTGTCCAGTGGAAATCTGAAGAAGTCGCCGCGTACTACCTTTATTTCCCTGCCTTCATCAACCAAAATCATTTCAACCGGCGTTTCGGCAATATCAATCAGGTCTTTTTGCGGTGATGGGAATGCTAAAAAGAATGTGCCTGTCTCAGGAATGTGTGCTTCAATGCGTTTTGGTTCGGTCATGGCTTTTTTAGGTAAATAAGTATCTGTCATTTTCTTCAATAATGGTAGTGGTAAAGGGAAATCCGGATTCAGGAATCTTCTGGATCACTTCAATCAATCCGGTAGATCCGGTAAAAACGATATGTTTTCGCTGATCAAATGATATTTGCAAACACAAACACTTACCGGATCCTCGCTCTTTAAATACTTTAGAGTCTTCAACTTTGAAATGATGGACCACAATCTCACGATTCAATATTCTCGACATCTTGATTTTATCACCTTCAAAAGCCTGGCTTTCTACCCTGATGTTGAATTGGCTAAATGTGTTCATGCAAGTAGTTTTTTCATTAAATTTTTGGAATTGCAGTGCGCTGCCCATCCGTTGTATGATGCAATTGATTGAGCATTTCTTCTGGTTTTAAGCATTCGGGCAAAGTTCTGTTTGATGCTCTTCCGGAGCAGCGTATGTGTGTGACGGAAGACATATCCAACAAAATCAATTCCTCGGACATCGACAGGAAATACCTGATAGTTTCCTTTTACTGTTAGTTTAAGCCGGTCTTTCAGATAAGTCCTAATTTCGGCAAGCAATTGGTGCAAATAAGGCTTGCTGCTTGAGAGGATCACCAGGTCATCAGCGTAACGGAAATAGTACTTCACCTGCAGGGTTTCTTTCATCCAGTGATCAAAGTATGTCAAGTAGAAATTAGCAAAGTACTGGCTCAGGTAGTTCCCGATCGGAAGACCATCGGTTGAATCTATAATCTCGTCGAGCAGCCAAAGCAGGTCATTATCCTTGATTTTACGGCGAAGCAGCTGCTTGAGTATTTTGTGATCCACATTCGGGTAAAACTTCCGAATATCGAGTTTCAGGCAGTATTGAGTTCCGGGAACATCTCTCAGCGCATGTTTCACCGCATTGGCCGCAGCATGGATGCCTTTTCCTTTGATGCAGCTGTAAGTATCTGCAGTAAATACAGACACAAAAATTAGCTCCAGAACGTTCATCACCGCGTGATGGGTGATCCGGTCAGGATAATAAGGCAAACGGAATATCAGGCGCTCTTTGGGTTCAAAAATGGTGAACGTTGTATATTCAGAGGTTTTATAGGTTTTATCCTTCAGCATTTTATGCAGCTTTTGAATGTTTGCTTCCCGGTTCCGGTCGTGCCCGATTACTCCAGGCTGTTTTAATTTCCCTTTTCGGGCAATCTCATCAGCCAACTGGAGGTTTTCGATGCTGTAAATCTTCTCGTATAAATTGTTGATCCGTTTCATATTTTGGCCTTTGCTTTTAATGGATCGTTTTCGCTTTCACTACCAACGCTCCGTTAAAGAATCCGTTATTTTTTGCACTGTTGGCAAGGTCTATGCTGCCAGTAATCGCATAGGTGAGAGCTGACATTCGTATTCGTGTTATCGTAGTTGTAATTCGAGTTCGAAAAACTGAAACTGGAAGACAGAACTAACAGCAACGCAGCGTACAACCTTTTTTATTATTCTGAATACAGCAAGTATTCCTTGTACTCTTCCTGGAACTGTTCGGCTATATACTCAGCCTTCTCTGAGGTATCAGTGCAAAGGCGAGAGCCGACAGCCGTAATCGCGTAAGCGCAGCAGTAAGCCGAGCGCGAAAAACCGAAACCGGAAGACAGATTGAAATATGGCCAGTATTTGTATTGATCGGAATTACTCCAGTCGGGATTCCAGCCCTGGTTAATTGCTTTCACTACAATCTTTAGCTTTTCATAGTTAATTGTATCATCATCCAGACCAAGTGCGGCAAAACGATAATCAAACTCTTCTTCAGTAATTCCACATTCTTCGCAGGCATCCGCAAAGGTTTTGATGTCGGTGAATTCTCTTTTTTTGAAGTAATCTTCTCCAAAAGTTTCGATCAATACTTTCTGAAACCACGCTGGAGCTTCAGGATAGAGCTTTTTTGCTGTTGTTTTTTTAAGTGTTAATTCCATGATTTTGATTTATTTATATAAATAATAAAGTGTTCTATATCAATGTGTATTGCACTCCGTAATTGTAATTGTTACTTAATTCCTTCACTGCCTTATTCAATTCTGCATGTCCGGTCATTTCCGGAGGAATCAAAATCGTTTTGCTGGTTTGCTCCAGTTCGAGTCTATAACCGGCAGCCTTTACTTTCCGATTCAGGTAATACTTGCGGTCGTAAGTATTTCGCAGGGTGACCAGCTGCCCTTTTGCTGTATCTTCAGCGGCCTTACATTTCACCACGGCCAGCTTTTCGAGCCGTTTATTTAGGTTTCTGAAATACAATTGAAGTACTTCGCCTTTGACGACAGGTCGCTTTCGCTTGCGAATCCGAATTGTTATGACCTGTATGTCCGAAGATTTACGATCGAGTACCGGAAGTATGCTGGCTACTAAAGCTGATGGGACAATGATTCGTGGCATGGCGAGAGTTATGAATGTTAAATTACTGTTCGGTTGAATCGGAGCCAGTTTTGGCTTTATCGGATATCTCGCTGATTACTTTCATAAATTCATCCAGTTTGCCGTAAAATGTTTCGAGTACGTCTGAAGCAGTTTTGACATCATCGGCAATTTCATTTTCGACTTTGTAAATCAATTTTCGCTCTCTACGGATCGCAAAAACTGAAAGTATGATAATGGCTGTAAGTATGCCGTAAATTGATAGCATGATTAATTCTTGCATTGGTTTTGATTTTTAGGTTCTGGATGTTTCTTTTGATGATTATCGAATTCGGTTTGCAAGCCGTGAATAAATTCTGATTCTCGGCCTTTGTAGTCTTCGGGGTAAATGCCCATTGTGAAGCCTTGCACAATTAAGTCCGCGCCTTTCAACTCATTTTGATTAATGAATTCAATGGCTTCGGTAATCATTTCGTGCAGCGAAAAGTTACTCCGCGGAACGAGCTCAACATACTGGTCGCTTTTCAATTTCAGAAAATTCATGATAGTTAACTTATAGGTTAATTTTCGGCCAGTTTTGATGGCGTTCGCCGTCGATCAAATCTCCGGCAGCTTTTCGGCCAACGTTGATCATCAATGAGTGATGTAGCTTTTCGAATTCCCATGTTCGACCCAGACCTGGTTCTACTTTGCCATTTTTGCAAATCCAACTCCATCGATTTGATTTGGCACTATCTGAATCTATTGCTGGTCTCCATTCGCCCCACTGTTTAAAAAAGAATGGTACGCTTGCTGCTTTACACTGATATCGAATTGAACTAACCCAGTAGGGGTGCATGGGTCTGGCCTTGGGACCAGATTCGCCTCCGCAGATAACCCAGTCTAAAACAGGCAGCCCATCGCGGAATGATTTGGTTTGGTTCGTTGCAAATCCGGATAATGCGTTTTGGGTAATTGTTTCGCAGATAAATGGCCTAATTGCGGTTAAATCAACCGGTCCCAACATCGGCTCGATGCTTACAAACCGTTTAGCAGCTGGTATTGATAAAAGTATCGGGATTCGTTTATTGGCTTGCTCCTGGTTCTCTGCAGTAACTCCTTGCCAAATATTATTCTTTGATTTTAGGCAAACATCTTGTATTCCAACTCCACCAGTTTTACGAAGAAGCCAGTCCCAAAACTCATACATTCGTTCCGGCCTTTTTGTAAGGACGATAAAAATGTGCTGATCATTTGCGAGCATCATATCATATATCTGCTCAATAGTTTCGAATGAAACTGATTCGTGGAAAAGATCGCCCATTGAGCAAACAAATACCATTCGCGGTGCTTTCCAGACTAGTGGCCAATTCCACTGATTAAGGCAAGCACTTGTATTACCATTCCATTTGCCGTTAGAAATTACCGGCGAATAATTGTCTTTTGTGGCCTGAATTCCGGTTAATCGGTTAGCCATTCGTTCGGCATAACAGTTATCGCATCCGGGAGATACTTTAGAGCATCCAACAATGGGGTTCCACGTTTCAGGCTTGTAACCTGGCATATTGAGCCAGCTAATTTTATGCTGTTTCGAGCGTTGTCCGGCCTCGATTTGATCATGAAAATGTTCTTTTGTTGCTGACATGGCTGTTAAACTTGATAGGTTGATTGATGTTTGGCAATGGCCTTTTGCAGTTCTGCATGATAAACCATCAATGCTTTTTCAGGATCGTGATACAGAAGCGGGTATTCGCTGCCTTTGAAAAAGCAGTTGTATTCAATTTCCTGTGCTTTCAGATCGTATTTTTTGACCAGCTTCAGTAAATATACTTTCAGGCCAAAATGCTCGAAAATGACCTTCATAATCCGGTCTTCCACTTCGCAATAAAACGGAAGGTGAACTTTAAGTGGCTTAATCATATCGCCAATATAGGCTTCGGCAGCATCGTGCAACAGCGCGGCCAGCTCAATACCAAGAGAAACGTGAACGGTATTCTTGATAAGCAGGTAACGAACCAATAGGCAATGTTCGGCCACCGAAAAAAAGCGGGGCGACATGCCGCCAAAGTGCGGTTTGTAGGCCAATCCTTTGGCAATGTCGAGCAGGTCGACCATTTCAACGGTTGGCTCCAAAAGATTGAATTTTTTGCCCGAAATGGTATTGATACAGCCGTCGAGCTGACGGAGCGGAATTAACTCTTCCGGTGTTGATGTTTGATTTTGCATGGATATGTATTTATTGAATGATTATTAACTAGATTACATGCTTTCGCGGCAAAGACCTATACAGTCGTATTTGCATAGTTCATTGGTTTTGTAACACATCTGGGGTTTTCCAGTAGTGGAGAGAGTTTTGAATTTAACCACCCATACCCATGGGTTGGAGTCCCAGCTTTGGGGGCCGTTTATGTATGTCCAAAGAGATCGGAATGAACTTTTCGCTCCGGTATAACTAGCTCCAATACGTACTTTTTCACCCTTTATAACTTCCGTTTTCATTGCACCCCCGGCAAGTAGTTTCATTGAATATTTATCGTAGTATAGAAATGAACTACTCGATTCAATAGCAGGTAGAATACCTTCCGATTTTGCATCTTCTTCTGAAATATCCTGCAACTGTTCCACCCTGATCTCTTCTACTTGCAACCAGATGCGGGCATAATCTTTACGCATGTGAATGGATGGCTTATACTTAAATCCTTTTAATACACTTTCACCATCCGCTTTGTATTTTATTGCATCAAGCCAAAAGGAAAAACTTTCTCTTACCCAAAGCACATCACCAGGTTGCCCGTAGTGGCACATTGTTCCTAATTTATGGTCAGAATCGTTTGCTTGAAAAAAGGCGTGAAATCCAATAACAGAACTGATTTTTGTATCAATAGCCCTGATTATTTTGCTCAATGCAAATTTCATCGTTTGGCAATCCCAACCAGATCGTTTGGTATTTACAATTCTTCGAGTCATTGTTTTGCGGCCATCGAGCAGGGCCTGAACCATTGGAGTACTGAATAAAATTGGTATTTCTTTCATGGTATTATTGGTTAGATTCTGTTGTTTAAAAGCTTATAAATTTCGTAATGTGACATTTCCGGATTTTCTGAAATCAGTTTGTCGATAGCTCGTAGCGGAAGGTTCATTCCTGAAAATACTTTGCTTGACATCCAATTTTTAGAAAATCGCAGGTTTTTTAAAATGGTTCGTTTTGTTGCGATTTTGGCATTATGCGATTCGCATTCTTTTAATAGGATCCGAGCCAGGCACTTTGCATCGCTCAATTCACGATCATTCAACTGGTTTATCAATTCGGTATACAGATATCCGGTTTCGGTAAATGGAGTCCGGCGTTTCCATAATTCATCGTCAGCCCATTGTTTTACTACTCTGAATTGAAATACTTCTTTTTCTTCCTGTGGTGTCATGATTTAAAGTATTGAGGTTCTTCCACCTTTTTTCAAAGATTCGTTGTTTGGCTTTTGTGCCAGTCGTTCGATACACCTGTTTTTTTGCTCTACAGAAGTGAAAAAATAAGTGCATTTCATTTTTGTATCATGAATCTGTATGGGCATTTTCGATGTGTCGGGACTTCTAACCCGGTTGTGCTTCAGTATTTCTCGGTCGTGTGCCGGTTTAATGCGGTTAATACCTGGTATTAATGCTGCCGGCAGTGCCTTAGTTGGGTTTTTTGCGCTCACCTTATTGTTGTTTAGTTATTATTTATATTCTTCAGTTTTTCCGCGTAACACGGCTTTGTCTATTCCTATCATATTCCAATCCAGTTTCATCATTTTAGCAATGTTGGTAAATCGCCTCTCGCAATCTTTGCAGCAATTTGCGGGGTTCATTCCGGTAGCTTCTTCGAACTGAATATAGAGGCCACCACTGGCATGACACAGCGCCGATCCGTATCGATGAATATGGATTTCACCAAACATTACGGTTACTGTAAAAACTGAAACGGCCACGATCCTTTGGGGCGTTCCCATCCGTGGCGGTAGGGGCGGGTCCAGTCGTTCCCGGCAGAGATAGAATGCTCGTACTGCGCGTTTTCCTGTGCAATTCGGTTTTTATGTTGGCGAACCGAATATTGCATTTTCGAAACGCTGCAGCCTGTAACCATTGAAAGCACCGCCCAAATAGCAATGGCAAGTATCAGATAGTCGATTGTTTTTGAAATACGATTGGCGTGAGGGATTTCAGTTTGGCAATAAGGGCACGTGAAACGATGGATACGTCCATCAAACTCTTCGTGACATTTCAGGCAGGTGAACATTACCTCGTGGTTGTATACTTGGATATTGTGTTTCATTGGTAAAGGATTTAGCTAGTAATTAATTGGTTAACTGGTTTATATGTTTTGCTGTCTTTATCGAGGTATTCGAAGTGAACCATTAGTGCCTTAAAACCTTTGTAGCTGTTTGTTGGTATCAAAAATCGAATTTCGGTGCGATGGCTGATCCAGAATTTAGCCATCAATTCGTTGGTTGAGTAATGCCATGCTTTCAGGAGCGTTTCGAGAGTTACGAGGCATTCGTTAATCAACGACTGGTCGACCCTGTTATAACCCTTTCCCCTGATTTTTTTCTGAATCTGGATCAGGCTTTCGATATAACTTCGGGCTTCGGTGGCAAACATGGCAGTTTCGGAGTTATGAGTTTTTATTTAAAAGCACATCGATCATCTGCTTTCCCTTATCTCTCGAACGTATTGCCATACCTATTTCGTTGGCTGCAAATAAAATCTGCTGTTCGAGTTCCGGATCATCCTGCGCTTCTTCGGCCAGTGTGTCGCCCAGGTATTTAATGTCGCCGGTATAGTTAATTGTGCGGCACGATCCAATTTTGATGTTGATAATGGTACACATGGCTATTCGTCGATTAAGCAGGTAAGTTCGTTATTGAGGATGTCACGACGGACAGAACTTAGTCCGAAATCAGTTTCCTGATAAACTAAAATTCTCCGAGTTGGCAATTGGTTCAACTCATGAACATGTTCAAATTCTTCACGACAACGTTTTGAGTTTTGCCATCCACGCATAAAATAAATAGCCGTGGCATCTTTGGATATAACTCTTTTGCATTCTTTCAACTGTTCAGCATGACTCCACGAGTAGGGAATACCAAGTTTAAGTGGATTGATTACTTTCAAATCAAGTTTGCGAAGGTCATTTTCAACCTGTTGAAATTTAGCTTCTGCTAAGTCGGGCTGAACTTCTGTAATTGGTCCGGCAATGTAAATCATAACTGTGTTGTTTTTGGGCGTGGGGACGCTATTTGTAATTTTGTTGTTTGTTAGGTGAAAAACAGGGGCACCGATAAGGATCTACCCCCGAATTGCTTCATCCACCGTGTCGCGAAGACGGGAATCGAACCCATGACCTCCGGATTATGAATCCGGCGAGCTGCCTGCTGCTCTACTTCGCTGTGTGCCCCGGCAAATAACCTAACTGTACCGGGGCGTTGTTGCAAATTTGATACATGTAACACAGGGCGGTTTTGTTTAGCAGGGCCCAGAACTGCATCAATCAATTAAGAATCGAACAATGTTTTTTCTTCCTCCATTACATCTGCATCGAGTTCTCGTAGTTGCTTATTAATTTTATTTATTTGAGTATTGGCACGATCGAGGCGAAGAGCAACTTCTGGATCGAGTGTATTGAAACATTTATCGATTTCGATTTGGATGCGGGCTTTTTCGGAAAGTAATTCTTTACGGCCAGTGATTGCGCCGTGGAAATGTTCGTATAAAACCCGGTAACATTCCCATTTATAGGCAGCCAATTCAGTTGATTGAGATTGAATCTGGAATATCCATCCGTAGATGAAAAATTCAGGCAAAGAAGACATTTCCTGAAGTCTTCCGGAGGCATCGTGCATTGTCTGATTAGACAACGCAGCACCCAAAATTTTGTCATCTTTCAGGTTCTTAAACTGGCGGATGTAATCCACATTTAAAGCTTCGCAAATTGGTTTAATTGCGATCCAGTACTGGCCATCAACAGCAACGAAATAAATGGTTTTGCCGTTGAACTCTAAAAACTTTTTAATCGAATTTTTCATTGTATTGGTATTTATTGGTTAAATTCCGAATTCGGCAGCACGGGCAATTATTCCAACTGTTGTAGTTACATTCATCTTTTCGCGCATAATGGCTACACGCGATTTAATAGCTGGCAATGACACGTGAACGGTATTAGCAACCTGATCCATATTTTTGGCCGATTTCAGTGCGATGATGGTTTCAACCTCGTAGTTTTTGAGTCCAGCAGCGCGAGAGCATAAGCGACCACGAAGGGGGCAGGAGTGGTCGGTGCACATATTATTATAGGCATCGGGAGTAAACTTGAAATCGAAATCTGGAACATGGTCCAATCCGCCAACAACGCAGCGATACCAGCGGTCGAATACTTCTGAAGCTTTAGTGATTCCTATTTTAGCGATGTATGCCAACGATTGTTTATCGGCCATAAATGCTTTCCATATAGGTTGCTGAATTCGGGAGTCGCATTCGTGGAAACGTTTAACCGTTCCGTTGGCAATTACCCACTTTTCGTTTTCGTGCCAAAAAGCTTCGATACCCGAAAAAATTCCAGCCGGAACATTTTGCGATGTAACCTGTTGTTCTTTCATAACCAATAGATTTATTTAAAAAACCCCGCTAATAGTCCGCCAAGATTTAAGCGGGGTTTTTTGTGTTTTTACTCTACTTCTACTTCAGATCGTTCCAACTTCTCTATGATAGCAACCTTTATCCACTGCGATTCGTTGGTGTTATCTTCTTTTGCTTTTGCTTTCACAATTTTCTTTAACTCTTTTGGCAGTACAATTGCCGAACGGGCATCGTTCAGTTGAGTTAAAAACTTCATCCTATTTGCTGTTGCCATAGTTGTATAATTATTACATATTTATATGACAATAGTACAAAATTTGGTTTGATTAAAAACCAATATTGGTTAAAAAATAACCAAAAATGATTATTTATTTTAATTCTAAATAATACATGTTAAATATCAATAGGATAGCTTCAGATATCAATTTTAAAAGTCTAACCAAAATTGACGTTTCAAATATTTTAAAATTGCCATATACTACAGCGATCAATCGCATGAAACATGGAAATTGGACACCTGATGAAGTTGAAATACTTGCAGATTACTTTGGCCGAACGATAGCTTATTACTTCGACAAGGAAGAAAAGCAGCAAAAGATATTAGTTGGAGAAGAAATATTGAATGTGGCTAATGAACCATGTAATAAATGTGAAGTGTTACAGGCCAAGCTTGATGGAGCCAACGCATTAGTTGAGTCGCAAAAACAAACAATTGCAGCATTGCAGGGAGAGCATAAAAAAGAGACCCCGGATGCAAGTATCGCACAAGCGGTCTAATTTCCAAAAGTACCAATTAGAGCTTCCGTTGGTATGGTGGGGTGGTGATGAAGTTTGTGTTATAGAAGTAGTAGAATAAATAAAACAGGATTAAACCTTTTTAAAAAGCAAAAAATATTGATCCTAAGTTGACATACACATAATATAAAGGAGATGAGCAAAGAATTTATTGTTTTAACTACAAAAGAAAAAACACCAATTATTATTGGTGTTTCAACCATTGGGAAAATTGAACCAGAACCATCCAGCGACGGTAACGGATCGGTAATAACCCTGAATTTTTCGAGAGGAAAAGACTTATGGCCGCAAACAGAATATGTGACCGCAAGTTTTGATGAAATAAAAGCGATGATTGGATTATAACGTACCGTTTTTGATGTACTTATAAATACCATCAGCAACTTTAATAAGATTGCTTGAATCCGTATTTGATTTTAAAGCCAAATCAACTGACCTTAATCTTATTTTTTCGGATTTGTTACCAAAAATAGCGTTGACAAAATTTTTAAGTGCTTTCATAATTGAATAAATTTTCAACAATGCTAATCGTTTTGGTAAATGCAGGAAAGGACAAACGACATACACATTATATTATAGCTACACTCACGAATACAACCAAAACTTGCAACATACACATAATACGATTTTCAAGAACATCAGGATGAAGTGGTTAAAGGGTTTTTGAATCTCCCGCCAGCTCCACGATGTTTTATAAGATAGCTGATTTTCAACGCTTTAAGGTTTAAAAAGTGTATGTCAGCGTTAAAGAAAATGTATGTCGTTATGTATGTGTTTGTTTTTTGGGCGTGGGGACGAACTTTATTCAGACATTATGAGACGACAGAAATTGTTCAGGGCGCCGCGCCTGTTTGATCAGGGCGGCGACCTTTCAAAACCCTGGTGGGTTGAGATTGGCTATCGTGATCCGCGAACTGATAAAATGGTGCGGAAACGATATCAGGAAGGTTTTGCCCAAATCCGTACAAAAAAGGATCGGTATAAGTTTGGTGAAGAGTTAATCAATAACCTCACTGCAAAACTGCTGAAGGGATGGAATCCTACAGATGACTCCTCAGTTCAGGTGGTATATGTCGATGATCTGGAGTATCACACAGCTGCTCAGGTATACGGTCGTAAGCGACAGGCAAATAAGAACGTCAGGTTCTATGCCTCCGAATATGTCACCCTTCAGAAAAGCATCAAAGCAAAAAAAACTTACGAAAGTTATCGCGGTAAACTCCGGGAGTTTGTGTCATGGCTCGAGCGTGAAAAATTGGTTGACAATGACCTTTCAACATATAATCATGATCTGATTCTTAGATTTTTCGATCACTTGATTATTGATCGTCATCTGGCAGGTCCAACAGTTGAAAAATATAAAATTACGCTCGATGGCTTCTGGGCTTATCTTATCGATCGCAAAGTAATCAATGAGAGTCCGGTGGGTAGAATTGGAATTCCGGAACCTGGTGAGGATTTCTCAGCTATTCCATTTCTGGATGAAGATTTAGAATTGATACTTCCAATGATCAGGGCTGAAGATCCCCAACTGTTTCTTGGCGCCATGCTCCAGTATTTTTGTTTCATCCGGCCAGGTGACGAATTGCTTAAGCTTAAACTTAATCAGGTAAATATGTCGGCACGAACGATACATATACCTAAAAACGTAGCCAAAAAACGGAAAGAACGAACGGTTGATATTCCGGCTCAGATGTACAAAATACTGGTTGAACAGGGCGTAATTCACTATGGAAAGGATATGTACCTAATCAGCCGGTTTGGACGTCCGGGTAAATTTTCAATCGGGTACAATACATTGAGGACCCGGTTTAATAAGTATCGGGAGCAGCTTGGATTAACCGATTTGTACAAGTGGTATTCATTCAAACATACCGGCGCCGGAAAATTACTTGAGAGTGGCGCTACTATCGTCGAGATAATGAATCAACTGGGTCATACCGATATTGCTTCAACCTACCGGTATATCCGCAGGCATTTCGGGGAGCGGTCGGAACATGTGCGAACTAAGTTTCCTGATCCACCCGGATTTGCCTGTACTATTGTTTTGGAAGAATTTGAATTTTGTATATAATCTTACCTACCACTTACCACATTATACAAAAAATCCCCAGATCAGCTCGTGAACCGGGGATAAACCAATAAAACTATTTAACTAAAAACCTAACCTTGCATATCGGCCCTGATCTGGATTGGGCTGATCGTAATATTTTCAGTGGATGCTTTCTTGCTTTGTAAATTAGGAGGTCGTTTATTCATCGCATAAGTTTGATGGCATAATCGATCGATATAAAACAAAGCCACAACAGGTAATTTAAGCATAATTTTCTCATCCGAATATAAACAGGTTGCCGGTAAAACAGCGTCGGAATGAGAGATAACGATCACATTGGAAAATTGCCGATAAGCAATACCTCCAATCTCCTGAACCATAGCTACAGGTGCCACATGACCAACATCGGCCACAAACGTAATTCCGTGATCAATACTCGAAGCCTGCGAATAGCCTGGTGGCATGACCACCAAACAAATCACCAAAAATAGAAATGCTAAAATCGTTTTCATCTGGTAAAATTTAAGTTTATAAATAATTGAGAATCAAATTTTGCTTTTTCCTGAAAATTTTGAAAGGACAGACTGGATCCACGCCCATTTTCGATAAATCAAAAATCCGACAGCTGCTGCAGGAATTATAAGAAACCACATCCAGCGCCGATCGGGTTTCGTTTTTTCCTTTGTTACTGTGTTTTCGGTCGACTGATCTTTTGCCTTTGTATTTGTAGTCGATTGATCTTCTTTCTCTGTTGTGACCTTGCTTTTATCCGATTCATTGCTTTTGGTCGTTGTAATCGATATTGATTCAACCGGACCGTGATCGCCTAAATTCTGATTTTTAAGTTGCTCGTCAACTTCAGGAATGCCGGTATTAATGCGATCGGTTTGTGGTAAATTCTTATCAGGTGGCGAAAACTTAATATTGATATTAGTGGTTTCCTGATTCGAATTTTTATCAAAATCAATGTTTTGCTTCTCTTTCGATGCCGTTGTTTGTTTCGTTTCGGTTTGGATATTCGTTTGAACATCCGATTTAATCACTTTTTTAGTTGACCGGCAACCAACCAATAAAACCAAGATTATGAGTAATAAATTAATTTGCTTCATTTGGTTTGTTTTTAAGATTTGAGAACCACTCTGGAATTGTTAACCCTGCTAATCCAAAAGCAAGTCCAGCTATAGTATATAGGACTATTTCATTAATAGTTGGCTGGGTAACTGCCCGACTCAACATCCAAAGACACCAAAAAAAACCAAGCCTCTTTGATGAGATACTTCCTTTCTGATCTTCAATGGCAGAAGCTATCCAAATAAAAAACTTTTTCATATTTGAAAATTTAATGATTAACTGCTCTATTAACCCAACCATAGAAATACTTCCGGCTGGTTTCTCGTTTATTGCAAATTGCAATGTATCTCCTGATTTTCTCGACTGTAAATGCAGCCTGAAAATGCTCCGGATTAAAAGCATTTATTGCTGATAAAGAATCAGGACCTATCACACCATCTGCGTTGGCGCCCACCACCATCTGTGCCAGTGCAGCACTGGTAGCAGCTCCGGCGTTAACTCCGAAATCAAAAATAGATTCAGCGACTTCCTGATTGATTATTTCATCGCCTTTCAGCTTATTCCAGTAATTAACGAGGTAAAATTCGCCAACTAACTCGCGGATTTCAGCATCCTTATCGATGGAAGCAGGAAAACCAGGTTGGCGCTTCAGCATGTCGATGTTTGTCCATCCTTCCCATTTGCTGTGTATTTTTCGGGCAACTCCTTTATAGGTTTCGCCGCCCGGATCATCGGGATCGTTGACATATCCACCTTCTGCGTCAATTGTCTTTTGAAATCCTTTTATAAATTCTGCCATGGCTATTGAATTTTGGTTAATTCTGATTTAATGTAATTGAGTTGTTTTGTAAGGTTCACAACGTGATCGGCAAAGTCGGGATTCGCAATAGCCTCCTGAAGCCTTTTAATTTCGGCATTGTATTTCGCCACCATCCAGACCGTGTAAAATTCTTTAATAGTGGGCGTGGCATCGTTGGCTTCGTTAACGATTACAAAACGACTTACCATCTTTTCGTTTTCGTTGATCGTAAACGATTTGGTTGACAATGAATACCAGTAGGGTGCTTTTGTACTGCGGGTAAATGTGCCGTCTGCCTTGGTATAGTAGCCGTCTTTTTTCAGGAGTGTTATTTTGCCAGTTTGTTCGACTCTTTTTGATACCACTTTAGCACACCACTTTTTGTAAAGTTCATATTCGGCTTTATCAACTGTGCGAACGTAGGTTGGGACTGCTGAAGTAAGAAGAATGAAAGCAAGGATTAGCATCAGATTTTTCATGCTGTCTCTTTTTTCGATGAATTTCGATTTCGCACAGGTTTCAGCGTTTCCAAGCGCGTAATTGCCTTGTCGTGTTCGCTCAATATTTGCGAATGCTTGTTCAACCGGGTGTCGATAACTGCATGCTTCATTCCGCAGTTGGCCGTTGAATTTTCCTGATTGTTTTGGATCAGCTCAACTGTCAGTGTCAGTGCATTTACAGCCTTAATGAGCGTTTCGGTTACTGTGACCTGTTTTTGTAAAAAATAACCTACGATAGCGAGTAGAATCGTGATTGCAGCACCGGCAAGTGTCACGATGAATTTGTAGAGTTCTGGCGACATAGCGTTTTTTATTTCAAACATAAGCCGTCAGACTGCTTACAGAAAGGACAAAAAAAGAACTCCGGGCGCGACTTTTAGCCGCACCCGGAGTTGTATTAAAATGGAGGGAAGGTGACTTTTAGTACAAAAACAATTTGCTGAAGAATGCCTGAACATTCAGGTAACTCCAGATAACTTCAGCACCAACAACATTGTCGTTGTAAGTAGCAATTTTAGTATAGCCTCCCCAATCCTTCACGCTGATATAGGCATACTTTGTGCCATCGAAACAAGCGCCACCGGCACTCTTGATTCCGTTTGGTGTGATGTTCGCATTCGACACACCCGGATCGATCTTGAATATACAGGCTGCATCATCGTCGCATAGGTATAGAATCTGATCATTCAATAGCGGTTGCAAATCGCGGACATGCTGAAGCGGATCGCCTGCCAGTCCTCCAAATCGGTTAAAATGCGTTGGATCGCTCCGGAGCGAATACATCAGGTCCTCGTTCAACTCTACCAGCCATATTCGAGATGCTGTCAGACCGATTTTGATGTATTCTGAATGTGTATCAAAAACTTCGGCCCATTCAACCGTTCCGTTTTCGCTTCGGAACAATTCGCCACCGGTATTGCAGGCATAATACCATCCATCTGCATACATAAACGAACGGATAAAGTCGCTTGATGAATTGAACGGCGCCAACTGGATAGCCCCGTTTGCATAGTCGTCGAAATTTGCATGCATAGGCACCACATACGCAATTGGAGGAGAGCAGGCACGACCAATAAAAAGAATGTTATTGCAGATAGCCACGGCTGAAATTTCGTCGGTTCCGGCAAACACCTGGATAGTTTTGTATCTCAGGTTTTCCATGTCACTTAAGTCGCAAACATGCAACTGGCCATTATTTCCACCCACAAAAAGCTGTTTGTAGGCTGCATTGTATTCGACACATGTTTTGTTTGCAAACGTTACGGTAGACAGGTTGCCATAATCGGGCATCGGGCGAGGAATTCCCTGCGCATTGATCAGGATTGGCCAGCCGTTTTCGGTAACGCCGATAAACATTGGGGTAAACAAGTTACCGAAATGTTCGCCACCTCCGGTAACTGTATCAGCTGTGGACTCAAATACATTGTCTTCGTTTTTGAATACGGTTAATGTGGCATTCACAAACTCCGATGTGGCTGAACTAATCTGCAATTCCTTAATGAAAAACGATCCGTCACGATCGAGGTAAGGTTTATAAATTTCGTTCAGCACTTTATATAAAATATTTCCTGGAAACCTAAAATCGGCTTCAATCGGTAAAGCATTTGCATAAAACGGGGCAGTACGCCGGTAACGGGTAGCAACCAGACTTTTCCAGTCGATCGACAAGCCGGAGCTGGATGTTGATCCTCCAGTATTATTGCCATTGTAAAACAGCAGGCGCGGACTGAAATTCTCGGTATATTGTGAAAACTGGCTGTTGTTTCCTTTCTGTAAAGCGATTGGCTGTCCGTCCAATTTCATCAGCAGTGTCGAAAACATAGTTTCTATATTTTCTGATTCGTCGCCGGTAGGGTTATATTTATAGTCCTGAATATCGACTGTTAGAATGGCCCATATTATTACATTTTTCGATTTGCCTGCTTCGTCTTCGATGGTTTCCTGCCGGTATTCGTAGTATTTTTTTTCGGCAATTACCAGGCGAATGTTGCCAATTTTCATTCCGGTAATTAAGAGCAAATCAGGATAGGTTTGTACTGCTTCTTTTATGTCGTCTTCGCGCGAACTGATATCGGTAAAGTTCTCGTTAAATATCTGGTCGTCGGAGTCGTGCGAGAATTTAAACTTTAGGCAAAGGTTTTGACGGGTGCCGGGTAACCAGCGGCTAATACGGTATTTCGACAGATCGAATGGTGTCATGTCAAACAGGCTTTCGCGGTCAATGTTATCCACGTCGTCGATGCCTGAAAAATGGTAAAAACTGTTTGTGAGGTTCTGTATCGAAAGTATTAATTCGTTAAGCTTCATTTTTGGCAACAACTTTTTAAGTTTAAAATTGGCTGTTTCCCATGTTTGGGTTTCGATAACTGAATCGATTTTATAATTATTAATTACCGCATTGCCATCATTATCAAAATAATCAAAATAATACCATGTTTCAACTGGCAGAAGTACAGATGTTGGTTCGCATATTGAGACATTGTGATAAAGGCAAAGTGTTTTCAAATCGGCATCGCCCCGGAGAAAATCGTTTCGCACGAATAATTTGTTTTCGCGAAGAAGAAGCTCGATTAATTTATGCAAAAACGGGAAGGGGCTTACCACCACCACCTCACTATCAGCAGCTGATACTTTTACACCATCGATCGTGGTGGCATTCACAACCGACTCGACAGTATCGCGAAATTTGCGGGTTAACACGCTGCGTGTTTCATTGTCGACAGTTTCCTGTTCGCCCTTATCAGTCCAGAACCCATCGTTACTTAGCCTTATGGTGCAGTAATTATCTGTCGCAGGATCGTAATTTGTTTTGTTTACAAAAGTCAATTCGCCCAATAGATTGTGGTTGCCAATTAATTTCTCCTGTTGTGCATCGCTAAGGCTACGAAGTTCGCTTTGTATATAGCCTGAATATCTTTTTTCGTCGGTTTTAGTGATAACAAGCGTTCCATAAATATATAAGTAGCCATTCCAACGAAGTTCGGCTTTCGGGAATTTTCGGTCGTTCTTTTTTGCCACTTTAGCAAAACGACCGGGAAACCCCAGATAGTTTCGGTTGATGTCGTTATCAGGAATAGTTACATCGAGACACAACGGACCGGGAAGCTCTCCAAAACACCATGCCGGATTTTTATAGGTTAACGATGGCGAAAAATCGCTATCGAGAATTAGCTGGTTGTTACCAATTGTGAGTGTGTACATGGTTATTATTTATGGATATGTTATTCTTAAATACCCGTCACCACCATTTCCACCTTTGCGATCGGTTGATGAGTTGGATAATCCACCAGAACCACCACCACCATAAGAGCCTCCGTTGTTATAAGTATTGGCAGTAGTTACTCCTGTTCCACCTGCTCCTCCATTATCTGATTTTGCAGCACCGGCAGTTCCTGAAGATCCATTATTTCCCGCGCCAGTACTTCCAGCACCGGAACCACCACCACCTGACGATCCGGAAGCCGTTCCATTTCCACCATTACCACCTTTGTAAATTGTAGTTCCTACTGAACCGGTTGTAACACCGGTTGCACCAGTTCCGGCAGTTCCGGAAGTCGATGCACCCCCTATGCCTCCATTTGCAATCACAAGTCCAGACCCAAAATTAGTAGCTGCACCATCTACTTTTGTTGTGATGTTTGCAACTGCACCTGCTCCGATCGAGACAGTATAAGTATTGCCAGGCGTTACTGATACTATTTTTTTAGAATACGAACCACCAGAACCACCGCCACCACGTGAAGAGGTACCCGTTGCAGGACCACCAGAACCACCACCGCCCCATGCTTCAACAGTTATGCTTGTAACTCCTGTTTGTGCTACCCATGATGGCGACGACGCTGTTGTGTATAGATCTGACTGAACTTGTGTAATAAATGATCTTTGCGTACCATCAATATATTCAATCGCACCACCATCAACAACAACATAAAGTTTATAATAGTATAAGCTTGAGTTCCATAAGCCAGTTATGTTTGTAGCTATTGCTGCGCCTGAAGTGGTTGATCCTGATGAAACTTTATTTGGCAACGTTCCAGATATCTGTCCCCAATAAATACCGGAGTCTGTTATATTCGTTCCATAAACAGTAGCGGTAATTGTAGCATGAGTTGTTGCAACATTGGTTAATGAAACCCATGCCTGATAATATCCAACCAAACCGATATAATCCGTTTGCGTTGCACCTGATAATCCGTTTGAATCGACAATATGATAGGTAATAGATAACTTCTGAGTCGCAATATCATTACGCAATGCTCCTGATGTATCATTCCATTCGAGTGTTAATCCGGAGTTTGCGCCTGTAGCTAATCCGGTAATCGCAACATTTGTTGCACCGGTAACGATCGTTCCGTTCAGTTTAAGGGTTAAAAAGTTATTGCCGTCCCCGTCCGAATTATTATTGATTGACTCAATAGCATAGGTCGTATATGAGGTTGATGTAGTACCCGAATAACTGAGAAAAAGCGTACCAACAGTTATTGCATTTGATCCGGTTATAGCACCAGATGACCCGCAACCAATAACATAATTACGACCTCCGGCTATATAAGTAGGGGCAGTTGCCGCATTCGATAATTGGTTTTGTGATGGCAACCGATTTCCCGTTGTTGTGATCCCTGAAATAGTGACATTATATCGTGCAGTTATCTGATCGCAATCCATCCAAAGCGTATTATTTGAGCCGGGAGTTATGCCCGATTTGGGAGTGAATGTATTGGCAAGATAATATTCGGTCACATAGCTGTTTGTCTGCCCGAAAGACCAAATTGTTAATGTCAATAAAACGGTTAATAAAATTAGTCTTTTCATTTCCTTAAATTATTTATTATCAATATAACATTCAATGTTATTAACGAAAACAGGCACGCCCATATCCATGAAGGAATAACAGGTATTTGCTTATTCGATTTAACTTCTTTCTCTAGCTGAGCTACCTTAAGAACAAGAAGTTCGATATATGCAACTGATTTCATGCCATTTCCATCTTCATAAACCAATTCCGGGGCAATCTTTTCTACCTCCTGAGCAATTGCACCATAGTGTATCCGTTTAGTGCTATCGCTTTTCATTTCAAATTGGCATAGGTTTATCGCAGAAACATTTCTTTCAATTGGCTTAATATTTTTCTTTAACCGAATATCTGATGACCCCCGATATCCCTCAATGGAAGTTATAGAACCGTCAAGTGCCATGTTCCCGCTTCCGTCAATATATGCCCTATCTTGGCCACTATAATAAAACCTAAAAATGCCATCATGGTCATTCACCACCCACCCATTTGGTAAATCAAACTCACTTGCACTAAAAGCCTGAGATGCTGAACCAGCTAAAGCAGCTTTCCCCGATAATGCTGTATAAACCCCTCCTGACTGAACTGGTTTTGTGCTTCCAGAAGTCGGATTAGCATCTTTAATCATTACTCCAGTTCCAAAAGTATTATCAAAGAATTCGCCAGACGATAAAACTAAATACGAACCACCTATATTAACTTTACCCATCTTACTGTAAGCGTCATCCCAATTTGAAGAATTATTTGTTAAAATCGAATATGTTCCTGATGTCGCACCTCGAAGAATTATTCCTTGAGATGTGAAATCACCATCAACAACAACATCTGCATGGGATGTTTGAGATGTTAAATATCCCATAGACGTCCACGGAGTTCCAGTTACAAAACTTCCGTAATTTCCTAAATCGTTTGTGAACGAACTCAATGCAGTGGGCGGGCTTCCTATTTCAGAATAAGAATAACTCGGTTTAACTGATGCTCTCGCCCATGTAGATATGTTTGGGTCAGTTTCATTATAAGAAGTCAAGTATCTTCCATCCAACGAAGTTGTCAAATCAGATAATCCGCTTCTACCTAATGATAATGTTCCACCCGAAAACCCTAATGATGTAGGATAATTATTCCCATCTGCTCCACCTGACGGAGCAATCCACGATCTGGATCCTCCTGTTGTTGATGAAAGAACATATCCAGTTACTGAAGGATTACCCAAAGAACTTTCTTTTTCACTGTTTAACTCATCAATCGCTGCCTGAACGTTGGTTGAACTTATCGTGCCGGCTGGTGTATTTAGAATTTGAATAGCCTTTATCGGAACAAGTTGATCGTACCTGATAAGCGTTCCAGTTGCACCCATTAACAGAAAAATTACTACAACAACTAAAATCTTAATATTTGTTTTCATGTGATTAGTTTAAAACGTCATAACTCATTAATATTTTGTCGGTATAAGTAACGCCATCGACAACCACTGATTTAGGGGCAGTTGCAAACGTTACTGTAGTAGTAGCTCCGTAGCTGATCGTATAATCGACCCCGGCATTGGCATCCTGAAGTTGACCGTTCAAAAATAGTTCTTCTGAGCCTGAAACTATATTTGCGATGATTGTAAATACTGTATTTGACCCGGTTATAGCACCAGTAAGAGATTGCCTGTAGTATCTTGTACGCATCCCTAAATCAGTTTTTAACGTAGCAACCGAAACATCTTCTGCATTTCCTGTTCCGGCACTTGTACGACCTTTATATGTTTTAGTAGCCATCTGTGCTGCCTTTGCGTTTGTGACTGCATTGGCTGCAATTGTTTGCGCTCCGTCAGCAACCGAAGTAACATCTCCAGAATGATTTGGGTGAACATACTTGTTGTACAGGTCGTCGAAATAAGTTTTAAGGATTGATTTTATATAAGCCCATGTGACATTTTTGATCACCCCCGATACCAGTACGTTCATTTTATCGGCATCGGCAATAACTGTGATAGCTGCAGCATTATTTAAGATTGCCACAATATCAGTAATATTACTTGAAAGTCGAATCCACCTTCCGGCTGAAGCATCTGAAGCGATATCAGTAGGTCTTATTACCGAGTCATCGTTACTGGCTATCGTACTTTGAGCATCGAATGCATATAAGCCAATTGTTTCTATGAGCATCAGCATCCTATCTGCTCTTGCGGCTGCAACAACAGCCTTTGAAGCCGCTAAGTCGGCAACAGGTGCATGTATTGATGTTGATCCTGACATAACAGCATTGTTCAACTGGTTAACCGTTACCGCGTCCTGAGCATCAACCCCATCAGCCAAACTAACTCCCTTTTTCCCGTTATAATTCAGATTTTCATCAATCTTTAATTGCGTACTACTTCTAAATGGTGTCATGACTTTACTATTTAAGTGTTATAATTGCCGAAACTACATCTGTAAACATTGTATTTTTAGGAGCGTCTACAAGCGTTACCGTTGTATCGCTTGTCTCTGTATAATCGTCCTTGTTTAATTTTTGTCCGTTTAAAAAAACTGATATACTTCCAGGTTGATAAGCAACTGGTGTTGAATAATTTTTGTTTTCGCCATCTACAACCCCAATTAGATCAACTTCTTTCACTTCTCCGATGGCAATTTCACTTATAATGGTTGGTTCTGCAATTTCGATCAGTAAACCTTTATCCGATCCGGTTCCGATAAATTGCCAGTATTGCCCCGCTTCCCATACTTCGGGATCGGTTTGCATCATTAATGCGCCAGAAGTTACTATTGACTGAAAATACTTAGCGGCGATAGTGTATTCGCCTGGGAGCAATCCACCGGTTCTAATCCAAAAAATATCTGCTGTCACAACCCTGCAAACGATTGCCATTACGCCAAAAGCATCAGCTTGCGCTAATTCCCATGCGCCTTCTCCATTTTGCCTTACCGTTTGTCCAACTGTAAAACCATGCGCAACCTGTGCAATATTTTCAATCACATTGTTGTCATGTGTTTCGCTCCACAGCGCCCTGATGATAGCGGAAAGCTGCATATAGGTAATCGGGTTGCCTTTGCCTACCCCGCGAATGCTCTTTAGAAGCTTATCGATGACGCTCATTTTAATAGTGATTATTTGAGTGGGCTTCTACAAATACGAACTCCAGTTCGTCGTTAATGACCAGGTCGCGTATGGTATTTGTCAGTTCAAATTCGCCACGCTCAAGGTTTACCGGCACGATCTTTCCGTTCCAAACCAACCAACGAAACCGCGAATAAATGAAATCCTGCAAGTCTTCAATTTCGGCCACACTTAACCGATTGCCCGGAAATATGGACCATTTTCGCGATCCGGTTGAGTTTGTTTCTATTACTGAGCGGTCGCGGGTAGTGGCATTGCGGTCGAGCTGCTGAATTCCGGTTTCGGCTTCGGAGTTGACCAGTAACTTAACTGCTCCGGTAAACCACACATCGTCGATGCCGGCCAGCGAGTTGGCAAAAAACAGAAAGGTGTTATTCTCGGAGTAGAATTGCGGATCGATAATGAAAACCCGCGTTTCGCCAATAATTGTCAGGTTTTCCATCTGCAAGAAACCGAACTGTACTGTATTTGCTGGCAGTTCCCACAATGCAGGGTCGAGTATGAATTCGTAAAGCCCGTCTGGATCTAATGTAACCATGCGCATTGTAGCGCCGTTAGACCCGTCTGCACAAGTGTAAAAAATATAGAGCGCACGTGTTACCTGCGTTTCGCCAGGTAGCAAGTACCACAACCTTATCGGCTGATTGTACGATACTTTCTGGTTGTTTGGCCGGTGTGTCAGGTATTTGTTTGCAAGGATCCAATCGTGATAAAAATCGGTGGCGTCTTCGTTGTATTGTGCCTGACGGTACTGGCTCATTCCTCCCTTCAGTATCCGGATAGAGACTGCTTCGGCAGCTTCCTGCCATGCTGTAATTTTCTGGCCGTAAGTTGCGCTTTCAACATCGTTGTCGATATAACTCGCGCCTGCAAGGATATCGATATCGAACGCACGAAGCGGATGTTTCACGGCATAAGTGGCGCCATAAGGAAAGGTGAAATTATAATCGGTTGGAGCGTCGAGGTATTCCTGAAAGTCGAAGATGGCTTTCCCGGATCCTTCAACAGTTGGGGTTAATGGTCGCCATTCTCTTGCATCTTCGAACGGGCCACCGGGAACTGCGCCATCGGTACTGGTTGCTTTAAGCATCGCGCGGGGCGATTCGCCTTTGATGTCGTCGTTGGATACTTCAATTTCGACTTTGTTGCCCGAAAGCTGAACGATACCACCGTATATGCTAAAATCTATCATGACTGAAGGATTGAATTACTGAACCGAAGATAAAGGAGACCGCAGCCGGGAGAAAGGACAGAAATAGTGCGGAAGATGGAAGAAAACTCCGGTGGCGACTTATGGTCGCGCTCGGACTAGGGTACTTCTATTTTTTAAATCCTCCCATGCCGGTCTGATCGATCAGGTCGGAGATTTCGTCCAATTGCTTTTTAAATGGCACGATCGGAAACTGAACGCCATTTTTAACCAGGATAGCCACTGCCCGCGACATGTTGTTTATGGCGTTAGTTAGCTCGGAATCGTGGGAAGCGGCTCCAGAATCGATCGGAGTATTTGGCGATGGATTGACCACCATAGCCGCTGACGCATCGCAACCTGAGTTCCGGTTGCTACGGCTGGCCTGAACTGCTGCCTGGGTAACCATTACCGGATTGGTTCGCATGTCTTCGAGGTTAGCTACCAATGCGGCTCCGAGCGGAGAATTTAAAACTTTCGACGGTACTACATATTCGTCTTTATGTACCTGACCGGCCACTTCATTTTTGTTTCCAGATCCGGTGTAACCACCACCAGAAAAACCGGCAATTGATTGAGCGACCACAGCAGCAATACTGGCCGCTCCGGTTATTGTATTAATTGTCACCCATGGTTGGCCAAACGTTAAAGGCGATGCGGCAAGGGCTTTTGCATTAGCGATACCGGTATTAAAAATGATTTGTCCGATGGCGGCGGTCTGTTGAAACAGGAATAACGCTTTGCCCAATGCGGTTTCTTTCCCGGCCAAATCGACCAATGCACCAAATAAAGTATTTGCAGCGCCAAAAACAGCATCGCCTATTTGTTGCCGCCTATCCAGTTCGTCGAGCTTAATCTGTATCAGTCGATCAGAAAGACCACGTTCGGCCTGGGCTATTTTTGCGGCATTACCGTTGGCGTCCTGAATGTCCTGATCGTATTGCGCCTGTGCCAGCTCGCGTTCGGCTGCATATTTTTCCTCGTCTGTTGCTGCTTTAGCCTGATCGATAATTGCAGCATCCATCTGTTTTTGCAAAGCACCGGCCTTATCCAGATCGGCCATTGCTTTTAGGTGCGTTATTTTTTTCTGTTCAATAGTTTGGTTGATGGTATCGTTAAGGGCAATCTCCTGATCGGACAGAACGGCCTTCTCTAGCAACTGTTTTTTCAGGGCGTCAATTTCTTCTTTAAAGCGTTGCTCCTGAAGAGCTTTTTCTTTGTTAATTCCATCCTTAAGATTTTCGATACCGGCATCGGCCAGTCCTTTTTGAGCTTTTAGGAGTAAATCCTGAACTACTTTCTGCGCATCGACCTGTTTCTGCAGTGATTCGTTGTAAGCGGCTTTATATTCCTTGCTTCCAACCTTATAAATAGTCAACTTTTTAGCCAGAAACTTTAGGTCTTCATCAAGCAAATCGGCTTTGTACTGATCGTCGGTAGTTTTACCATCGAGATGTTCGCGGTTAATGCGGCTCATCTCGTCGTTATGCGCGGCTTCTTCAAAGTCCATTTTCTTTTTAATGGCTTTCTCGTCACGTTTAGCTTGCTCTTCGCCTGCAGCACCTTCTTTTACGGTTCCCAGGGCATTGAGCCGGTCGATTTCTTTTTGAATAGTTTCGATGGCTTTATTCCTTGCCACTATTTCGGCTTCAGTTGAACGCGGCATTTTATTTGCCAGTTCAAGCTCCAGTTCTTTGGCTCTGATTAAATCGGTATTGATAGGATCGCCACCACCTCCACCGGTTAATAAATCGGCCACAGCCTGCTCTTTAGCGATGCCAACCAACTTTTCTTTTTGTTTAGTTAAATCTTCAATTGCCTTGGCAGCTATTAGTGTATTAGCCTTTTCTGCACTATAGTCATGCTTAAACCCTTCTGCCAATCTAACTCTTGCTTTATCTAAAAATGATATATTTTCTATATTTCCAGCTTGCAAATCGAGCAGTTGTTTATCTATCTCTATTATTTTTTCTTTGGCTGCCTGAGCACGGGCATTATGTAAAAGTGATTCGGTATAAGCTTTTGTTGATTCGGTTGCAGCTTTGGTATTAATATTTTCGAGGGTTAAGCCTCCGAGATATTTGGGCGAAATGGCATTGAGTTGCATAATGGCTTTCAGCCGATCCATTTTCGAAAGCTTTTCGTCGCGGGCCAAATCCATTAATGTTTCAAGCTTAATTTTTTCTTCAACGATATTTTTCTGGGCTTCCACGTTCATGTCGTTGAGCATTTTTTGCGCTTTTTGTGCTGCGGTGAGCCTTCCGGAAAGAAAATACAATGCCGCTCCTAATCCTACAACTGCTGCAGTAATCAAACCCACAGGATTTAATGCAGAGAATGCCCAAAATAGCTGCATTGCACGTGTCGCTCTGGTAATATTACCTGTTAGTAATGCAACCGCAGCCTGATACAACAGCATTGCGCTACTGGCTGCTCTGTTCCAGAAAATACTCAACTTTGTAATAACCAGTCCTATTCCCTTTTCCCGGTTTAAACCCGCTTCCATTATTGTGGCTATTCTTATAGCCGATCCATAAGCAATTAAAGATACAAGTAATGTTACAAGCAAAACTTTATTCTGACTTACAAAATTGGCCATGATACTCATTGCCTTAATAAAATAAGATAAGCCACTGGTGCTAATGGTAAGCGCCGGTGCAAGCTTTTCACCCAGTTCGATGCTCATCAGGTTCAGCCTGTTTTTTGCCTGGGCCAGTTTCGAATTGTTGTTGTCGGTATTAATAGCGGCCTGTTCGATGGCTACATTGGTGTCGGTTACTGCTTGCTCATAGTATTTCAATTCCTTGACGTTGGCCGTTAGAGTATTGGCGCAGGTAATATTTTCGGAACCAAATAATGCCATTGATTCGGTCACCGTCAGGTTCTTTTTCGCCAGATTTTCTATCGCATTCGAAAAACCAACAATCTTAGGGTTGGTATCGTCGGCTCCGGCCTGAAGCGCAAGCAATACGCCTTTTAATCCGCGCCCTGCAATTTCGGGCTGAGTCATTCGAGGCGCAAGGGTTTCGAGAGCAGCAACAAGTGTTTCGATGGATAATCCGGCCTGAGAAGCAACGGTACCTACTTTCTCAAAACCAACGGTAAGGTAAGGAATTTCTCCGGCACCTTCTTTGGATCCAGCTCCCAGTGTATTGATAATGCGACGGGCTTCAGTGGCCGAAACGTTGTACTGGTTCATTACCATGGTCAACCCTTCGATGGCTGGCTGAAGCTCTATTTTTGCAGCGCTGGCTAAAATGATGGCTTCGGTGGTTACTGCGACCAATGCTTCTTTATTTTTTAGCAGCTCGGGCCGGGCCGATCCGGTTTTGGTAAAGGCATCGACAATTTGCTGCGCTCCATAGGTTACCCGGATTCCACTTTCGAGCGTTGCAGTGGAGAGATCTTTTGCTTTCTGTCCTAACCAATCGAGATCTTCGCCTGATAAACCCGTTAAAGCCGATAGGTTATCGAGGCGTTCTTCGAAGTCGTTAAATGACTGAACAACCTGGCGAACAGACAATGCCAAACCTACCAATGAAGCCATACCCGCCGTAATCAAAGAGAAATAGCGGTTAAACGAATCGCCCATTTTGCCCAGCGACCATGATTTGTCGATGCTGGTGATATCCTGACGGTGCTGGTCGAGTATGCCTTTAAGATGTTTTATTTTTTCAGCTTGTGCCTGGTATTCTTTCGAGCCAATTGTCATGCGGGCTTGTGCGTTGACAATTTTGTTCATTTCAGCCTTGATGCTGGCCACATCGTTTTTCACATCTTTGCCATCAATGTTGATGTACAGGTTTATTCGTCGGTCGTATGATTGTGCCATGGTGAAGAATTGAATTACTGAAGGATTTACTTACTGAATTCAAATCTAATGCAGGCTAACACGGATGGAAAGGACAAGAAAAAAGCGGCTTTCTGCCGCTTCTTAAATTACTGAAGGATTGAATTACTGATTATATCTTTCTTTTAACAGCCAGATGAATTCGGATCCGGTATAGTGAAGTTTGAAGCCTTTGGCTTCCATAGCCATTTTAACTTTTGATTTATAAACTTCGCAGGTCGATTCCATCTCGTCGATTAAATC